CAGCGATACGAACCGTTGGGTTTGAGACAACCTCAAACTCAGGAACGGTCACGCGGTCACCAAAGACACGAGACTCAGGAGCAGCACCATTACTGGATACAACTACAGCCGCGACATCAATATCACGGTCGTACACCGGCAGAGCACCCTGAGGTAGAGGATCCACGACTAGGGCTTTGCGAGCAACTCCCTGATAATCGAGGTTTCTACGGATTGGGTTAGCCATTGCCTGACCAAGAGCAATCTTGCCCTCTTGTGTCATCAAAGCCTGCTTAATCATCTCATCTCTCTGGCCGTCATTCAAGCCAGGCGCGGTGGCCTGAGCATTGCTTGATGGCTGAAGATCTTCGATAACCGAAGCATACTTAACTATCTGAGATAGCGCCTCCTGAACATTGGAGGCATTAATTTCACCATGTGTGTTAAATAATGTAGACATATTCTTTCCCTCCTAGAGAAGTGCGTTACCCAAGAACCACACTGCGTGGTACTCTGTAGCTGCGGCTAATCCGACCGCCGTGTTTGTAGTGGAGACAAGTGACGAATCTGTCACTTGTCCAACATAAATACCAAGCTGAATTCCACCGCCCACTGTGGTCAAAAGACCTGCAGCGGTAGCTTCAACAGCCGCATTTACGGTTGACGTTGCAGCGCTAAGTGTATCGGCGGTATCATTAACTCCGTACAACCCAGCCTGCGCCCAAACAGTCACCTTTCCAGAACCACGATTGGTCGCTGGTCCGATAACCACAGCGCCAGCAACATTCGTTGCCTGTCCTGCTGTCTGACCGATTAATGATCCAAAAAGTGTACCATAACCGCCAGATACTTCGCCACCGTCATCACTGAGTCCGCCTAAGCTTCCTGCTACACGCACCTTGCGTATGAAAGAAACACCTTGTGGCACACCGGCCACAGGGGTGGGTCCAGAAGCAACATCTGCAGCATAACCTTCAGAACCGGGGCCGGTCATTGCGGCAAGCTCAACATATTCGCCGCCTTCAAGGGCTCCATTATCAGCGTCATCAAGGTCGAACTGCCCAAGAGGTCTTAAACCAGGATTTAATAGTTTTAAAGACATTTTTTATTCTCCTTATAAAAATTTTACATTAAATATATTCAACCATTGAATATATTGTCTAGGTTTATTCACTAACTTGAAATTTGATTATATTAACTAGTTTTCTTAAGCGAGTTACGCAACCAAGCGTAATTTGCTCTGTAGTTTCCCGTTGGAGTGCTAAATGCCACATCCTGTGTTTGACGTTGTTGTTCTAATCCGTTTTCAACAAGCCCTCCTCTGCCAATAGAGTCTAAGACTACTATTGCCTTTGGATGAGCCGAGCTAACTAAATCAGCACCAGTTTCATCATGCACATTGTACAGGGTTTTATAATCACCTTTCGGGGTTTCCGATTTTTCGTCGTACAGTCTACCTAGACCTGTAAAATATGATCGGAGATATTGGTCACTATTACTGAGATCTGTTACAGCATCCTTGTAATAGGCCTTCGAAAAATCATCAGCTTCCTTTAGAAGCCTTGAATTATCATCATTTAAATTGATATTAGTAGATTCGAGAGCTTCTGTAGCTAACTTTTTAATAGAATTAAATCTTTCTTTTCTGTTCATATTATTTTCCTCAAACATTTCTGAGTTTTTTAGTAAGCCCTCAAGCATTTCCGAAGCATTGGGAAATAGCTTTCTTCTCTTCTTTATTTGTTTATTTTGTAATTGTCTTTCTCTCCAGGTAAGCCTCTCTTGTCCTCTGGGATCAATGCCTGCTCCGGGTCTTCCTGGGATGTTTTTGTCTTTACGAATTCTTTTAGTTCTCCACTTTCCAGATCCAGGGCCTATTAGGCCCGACCCTAAGCTGTGATCCAAAATTAACTCGAAAGCTTCGTTCAGCACTCTTTGTCCGTCTGGAACATCTCGTGCAAAATCTTTAAGATTAAGATGTTGTCCTCCTAAGATTCCAGGGTTTTGATTGGCTGCTTCGTAAATCACCATATCCGATCCCCTGCTTTCTCGAAGAGTCTTCATAGCCAAACTTACGGCTCCTGCATTGTCTGCTTTCATAGCGTCTACAAAAACATAACGAATCTTTCCTCCTCCAAAATTATAAGGTCGATCTAGCCTAAGATAAGCATCTTTATTATAGACAAACCTCATAAGTCTTCTCAACGTGGCTTTTAATAATTTTCTATCTCCAGACTCTTCAAGCTCTGCCAGCCTGTTATTCATCTCTATCCAATTACCATCTTCTGCTAAATCAGTAATCTCTTTGGTTGTAGGATGAATAGTCTTTCTTCCGGGAGAAGCGCCACCATCATCTGGAAGTCCATCCCCATCATTATCGGGGCCAAATATATCATCTCTATATACATATGCTCCACCAGCGATTGCTGCCATCAAAGCTAAACCCTTATTCCTCCATATTCCTCTTGACATCTTCCAAAGAATAAACTCTCTATTAAGCGGGTTCATAAGCTTTAACCATTTTCCGCCTGTTAATACATCAGCTGTTTGCATGATCTTAAGACGCTTTGCGGCGCTTAGTCCATCTAAAACCGTCTGTGTATGTACATCATCCATCTTTTTCAAAACTGCAACAGCATCATCTACATGCATATCTTCTACGGTTTTAACTGCTTTAGCTATATCTTCAGGCTTTCCGCTCTTTAATCCTTTGGCCAAATCATCCGCAACTCTTTTTATCTCCTCTGGAGTCTTGAGAGAGCCTCCGGGGACTCCAGCATCTGGAGGCCTAGGGGTTGGCGTATCTGGAGGCCTCGGAGTGTCTGGAGGCCTCGGAGTGTCTGGAGGCCTCGGAGTGGGCGTATCTGGAAGCCTTCCTGCCGCACGATACTCATCCATAAGATCGTCTATTGATGTTGCGGTCGGAGGAGGCGGAGCGCTTGGATTTATTAGTCTGCCTTTCCTCATTTCCTTGATCATATCCTCAGCGACTGCCTTGTTTCCAGAGGATCCCATTGTGGCTACCATAAAATCCACAGTTTCTTTATTATTAGCGCGTGCGCCAGAAGGTCCGTACAAATGCCTTTGCATTGCCTTTACTAATTCTTCAGCGCAGTCTGCTGTACAGCCAGTAGCATACCTGCCTCCTGCATCAAGCTCCTTCAAAACCGTCTCGACATCGCCTGACATTCTATTGAATTTAGCAACCATATCCGCTTCATCAGAAGCTCCAAGGAGAAGTTTTAAACCAGCCTTTGCTTCATCAGAGAACCTTGCTACATCTGCGCCTGCAAAGGCAGCTCTAGATGCAGCCATAACAGCATCATCAATTTTAGGTGCCGCAAACTTTTCAAAGCCAGAACCAACAGAGTCTGCCTTCTTGTTGAAGTTAGACATAGTTTTGAAATATGAATCTAAAGAACTATTGTCTGAAACTTTCTTTATTCGCATGCTACATCCTGCTCTAGAATTTCGTCTATTGTTCTTTCTATTCTATAAGCTAATTTGACATTGTTTTCTTGAAGAGCCGCTTCAACCAAGCCTCTTAAGTCGTCAAGAACTTCATTTTGAAGCCCTACGTCATATGTGTCATCTTCAAGATCAAGACTATCTTCTGCAACCTCATCTGATACTTCATCGAAAGCATTATCGTCCATAGCGCCCAAGGCCGCCCCTGCTCCTTCGGGATCTCCAGGATAAGCATCTTTGACAGCCTTAACCGTATTTACATCTAATGCAGCTTTTTCAAGCGAATTTATTTTTGCTTGCAGTATTTCAGCTCTTTTTACAGTCTCAATGACTTTCTTTTCAAGCTCTTTAAACACTTCACTGTTGTCAAAGTTAGCAAGGTCTTCTTTGCTCCATGAATTAATCATTTGGATCTCCTAGAATATATACGTATATCATCACATTTTAAATAATTAGTAGTTATAATAACATAAACTCTAATGTTCCAATAGACGCAGAAGGAGGCCCTGTACACAGAGCAACGCCCGGATGATTGTCTGTAGGCTGTTCAGAAGACAGCTTTCCATCTAATCCTATATATAAAGTACAATTAACTGGATAGATTTGAGTCGTGTCAAATTGATCAGTTGCATATATTCCTCGTTGATAATGAATAGTTACACGGCCACTTCCAATGGTTGTGTCATCTCCAGGTTTTCCTGCAACTCTATAAATATAATTTACAATAACCCTAAAACTATCAAAGGTTCCGTCTCCGTCCGAATCATGATTCAATACTGTGCCAGAAGGAACTGTTATAACTCCATTTACAGTATTTAAAACAACAGAAACAGTAGAAGTAAAACTATTTTCAATAACATTCGGAAACTCCAAAACTCCTGTAACATCAACCGAACCAACTCTATTCCCATTGCTGTCTATTTCGGATGACTGTGCATCAATAACTATAACCTCGTCTACTTGAGCTTTTGTAAACGCTGTTGTCCTTACATCATCAATAATGCCTAACGGAGCAGTTCCATCGCTTATGCTTGCAACTATATCATTACCAATCAATCCAAGCTGAGCAAACATCCCTGGTTCAAACTCAGCAGTTGGATCAACTGGCAAACTCATCGGAAGAGCATTACCACTATGAATAACCTTCAGCAATCTTATCTCCCTAAGTAAAAATATTAAAAGGGAAGGAAAAAGCTTCCCTCCCTTTTATTTTACTATTAATAGTAAAAATTTTTAACTGCTGATTTTCCTAATCGTGGCTTTAACCATGTCTGCAGCAAAGCCATCTCCACTATTTTGGAAGTCAGAAGCCATCTTATTAAGGACAGAAGCTATGTTTGATTTGCGACTTGCCTCCTTAGTAAGATCTTCTCTAATACTAAAGGCAGTAGCTTCTACAACATCTGCTGCAAATCCTTCATTTTTATTACGCAAACTGGCAGCAATCTTGCCTAGTCCGCTCATGATATAATGACCCAACGGATCATTAGAAGGTCTTGCTTTTGTCTTTCTTCTAGATTTACTAGTCTTCCTAGACCTATTAGTCTTCATAGAAGCTTCTTTTTTACTATCTTCATCATCATCTGCATAATCAGCATAATCGGCCATATCTTGCACTTGACTCTCCAAGTCAGCTACACTATCAGATTCTGCATTATCAGATTCATCTTCAGCGTTAGAAACCAGCAAATCTTTTAGAACATCATCAGTTACGTTGCCTCCGCTGTCTTGAGCTGTTTTTACTATATTTTGATTATTGCTCAAGAGTCTGTTAAACTCTTGAGCAATATTATCACCATTACGTCTAATGCTATACATTATATTTTCTCCTATTCCCACATGGATGCTAAGGCACCAGCCGACATCAATGTTGTGTTAGAGACAGGTTGAGAACCAGAATCGGACTCTACCCCAATGTTTAAACCGCCAAGGTCTGAAGCAATCTTAGTGTTTCTGACCGTGCGAGCATTACCAATGCTTCTCTTAAATGCTTCGAAAGCATTATTATCAAAAGACATTATCTCATCAACTTGGTTATCTAATGCAGTTTTGGTAGTAGACAAAAGTCCTTTTCTTTGCATTTCCAATCCAACATCATAGGCTCTGCGTAACTTAACTCTATAGCCCTCTCTTTCCTCATCTGCCTTCTTTGTTGCAATCTGAGTATTTAAAGATTCTTTTACAGCATTTGTCGCACGAGCTCTTGTAGACACGGGCTCTGCAGAAGCAGTTTTCACCGTTGCAGACTGCTTTTCAGTCTTTCTGTTAGAGGCACTTTGAGCAACAGATCTTTCAGCATTTCTCAACATTGCTGCTCTACTATTTGCGCGATCTTTTAGAATACGATCCTCTGCTTGCTTCAGAATTGAGTTGCGGCGGCCTCGTCTAAGGTTCATAGCTTCTGTTACCAGGCTATCAACAGCATCATCATCAGCTTCGTTTGCAACGCCCTGATCATTAGCTTCGCTCTCATCAAAGGCTGCATCATCAGCTGCATCATCTTCGACATAATCAACAACCTCATTTGTTTCGCCTCCTGACTGAGCAGTTTTTGCAAGACCTACGAGAGCCTTTGTTTCGCCTGTGATTTGATCTGCATCTCTCAAGGCAGAACCGGCAAGCTTAACAAACTCTCTTCGCTGGGAATGAGAAAGCTTAGACATATTATCATATGTTTCTGCAACCATAGATAGTTCATCAGCAGAATCATCTAACTTACGATAAGCCCTCTTTAGGTTGGTGATTATGTGATTAGAGAGAGCTTCAAGCCCGCCCTCTTCCGCTCCAACTTCCTCTCCTGGTCCGCCCTTATCCTTTCCGGTAAAGACGTTTACATCAACATCTGCAAGTCTATCGTCTTGCAATTGAGCCACTAGGTCTCTGACTTCATCAAGAAGCTGTTCAATTTCTGCAAGTCTATTATCAATAGCCTCTCCAGGCTCCTCCTCTGCGCCTTCCTCACCTTCTGCGCCTTCCTCATCCAGCGGTGGCAATCCACCTTCTTCATCTAATGGTGGCAGCTCAGGCAATCCACCTTCTGCGCCCGCCGGAGGTCCAGCTTCTGCACCCGCTGGAGCATCCAGAGGAGGAAGAGGAGGGAGTGCGTCAGGGGCTTCCTGTGCAGACTTTAAAAGATTAGAAACGTTATTTAATCCAAAAGATCTAATCTGATCGCAAACTTCTTTGCCATATTCCTTACTCTTGAGCCAGTTCCAATTATTTCTTAGCTCTGGGCCAAAAATATCTCCAGCAGTAGCCGCTATAACTCGCTTGCTTCCTGAAAAAACTTCAAAAAGACTTCTGTTATGATCAACAGAACCATTTGAGTTACGACGAACGCTAAAGCGAGTACTTAAAGCTGGCCCGCTATAGGCCTGCTTTCTTAGGCCTCTGTTTGCATAAGAAGCTCTATGTAAATTCTCTTTTGCTTGAGAATCTCCAGGGAACATTCCTGACGTTCCGCCCATGTTTCCGGTTTGAAGCATGTGCTTATCTTGATTGTCTCGAACGTTTTTGTAATCTTCGTTCTTATATGTATTTGGCTCAACGCCATCGGCTCCGCCCTGCATATAGGCCAATCTCTGCAACCTTCTTTCTTCAAGCTTGGCTCTGCTAAGCTTTTCCTTAGACTCTTTGTCTCCAGGGAACATGCCGTTATCGCCGCCCATGCCCTTGTCCTGTTGCATTTGCTTATCTTTATTAAAATCAAAGGTTTCACCCTTGTACGTATTTGGCTCTGCGCCATCAGATCCACCTTGCATATATGCTACACGACGGCGAAGCTCTGCTCTTTTTCTTAATCTTGACTCATTCATGATATCCTCCACTATTGAATTTATTGAAAAGTCGTCCACATAATCGCTATCATTGCCATTATTAGCTAATTTAATATTACGATTAGTGTTGTCCGTAGCAAGCTCCGTCAAAACTTCGCCGCCTGACGGAGATGGAAAGAGATCATCTTCCGGTGGAAAACCTTCTCTTTGTTCGGTTTGTCCACCACCTGCTAACCCCATCCTAGTACTTCCGCTCAACTCAGGTACATCTCCTGGCAGTCTAGAACCTTCTACATTTTCACCTGTAGTAAATTCTGTTCTAGGAGCTGGACCAACACCTGGTTTAGTTGTTACATTTAACTTGTTAATCAAACTGTTTATTACACTTTTAACATCATCGGTTACGCTTGGGTCTCCCAAAACATTTGTAGCCTCTGATACTGCAGACAAAGTTTCTGCTATATTTCTATCTCTTTCTGAATTATCGGTAAAGCCGCCAGCAGCTTTGAATAATCCATTGTTTTTTAAAAATCCTCTTACGATATTTCTTCTCTCATCTACCGAGCAACCGCCCTCTCCGCAGGCGGTTTTCATAATTCCTTCTAAGTGCTCTGCCTGTTTTAGGTTTAAGCCTCCAAGCATTCGATCTACATTGTCAACACCATAATTTATAAATTCATTCGAATATTCCTGAAGAGACGCTATACACTTTAAGAGTATAGCTCCTGGCTCAGCAGGCTGAACAACAAGGCTGTATTCTATTGGCTTTAATCCAACATTAACCTCCCCATGTGCTGTCTTGTTCATTATATGATTACAATATTCGTCTTGCGTTGTAGCTCGATTTCCACACTCAGAACAGATGGAGGTCTCAACTGCGGTACCCATTGACCCGTATCTTACAAGACCTGTCTCGACTTTTCTTGCCAACTCTGGATAATTAACCTTATCTAAAGCGCATAGCCCTACAATTTGTTTGAACTTCTCATCATAATGTGTATCTAGGATTATTCCTCTGATTCCATCAACAGAGCTTGATTCATGGTCTCTGCACAGAGGCAGTCCAATCCAGCTGTTTGCCGCCTTCTTTAGTTCCGATTCTGGAAATATATCTTTGTTATTATTTCTATGTGGCTGAATGTTTCCATTCCACTTCCAGTTTTCATCAAAAAAGCCCCAAGCGTTTTCTCCGCCTGAGACTTTTTTAAGGCCGCCTTTTTCGTCAAGCAATGCTGACTCTGCCGCCTTTAGGAAGACTATTGAAAAATAAAGAAAGTCATCAGACTTTGGTGCTATATTTTTTATGCTATTTGCTAGTTTTGTAAAACGTCGAATTAATTTTGGATTTGCAAGTATCTCTTGTTGATCATGAGTATCAACAATGTTATTTTCCGGAGAAAAGCATACTTTCTTGAACATAGCAAACCCTTATGAATAATAAACAGAATAATTCAAACATTATATAAATATTAGTTTTTATATTTTTTGTGTAATTTTTTTTTGAATTACATAGTTTTTTGTTATTTATTTTCTTTTTTATTAGCAGAATGATGATCTTTCAAAGCCTTGATTCTTCTATCATCTTCATCTTCTGAGTCTAAATAAATAGTATTTTCTTCTTGAATATCAATATCATCTGATTCTTCTTTTGAATTTTTAACTATGATTTTCTTCGTTTTATCACCAAATTTTATAAACATTAATTACTCCGATAAAATTAATATACCCAAAATGTCTGAATTTATATACTCTTTAGCTCTAGATAGAGCCATCTTTAAGTCGTCAATTACATTTTCTGAGTTTTGAGTTTTTTGCGTACATTGATTTATAAAATCATCGGTATCCAATATGTTTATTAAATCAAAAACTTCTTTAACTGCTTCGGAAGAAGCCTTTGAGGAGTCTGCTATAATGTTGATTATTTCAGATGTTGTAGAAATATCTTTTATATCATTTAATATTTTAATTCCATTTTTAATATTTATCAACATTCTTTTTGTAATTCTAGAATTTCTTTTTACAGACTGATTGTATTTTCCTTTGCTATTTGAAATAACATCTTTATTTCCTTGAACCTTTTCATATGCAGCAAGATTTTTATTAAAGTTTTCAATCAAAGTATCACACATATCTTTTGATCTATCGAAGTATCTTAAGGCATGCTTTGCCTTGCTCTTTATATCATCTGGAACAGGAATGCCTGCGGACTTGACTAAGGAGTCGCTATATAGCTCAATATTGTTTTCAGAATATTTTTCTTTTAATGCTTTAAATATATCTTTTGAACCGTAATCTTCTGGCACTCGAACAAGATCGCTTGATATGGATGTTTTTAATCCTTTTTTGATTTCAATCTCTTTTTCAAGAAAATTTTCTAAAATTATTCTATCATTATTTTTTCTTGATACAAAAACTATGCGCTTTTTTGAGTCCAATGCAGTTTCACATATCTTCTCCAAAGCTTTGTCCCTCTCTTTGTTATCAATATCTGAATACCTCATAGATTCATTTGGAATCACAGAATAAGTTGAATTAATTTTTTCATAAAATCCTTTAGAAACAATATCAGACAAGTCTACTTCTATAAAACTATTCTTATCTGCAGAAAAAACTTCATTGTGTAATCCTATAAAAATTCTTTTATCATCATCAGGTGCCGCATGTTTGTATAGTTTTATTTTAAAATTATTATTTAAAAATAAATTATCAATATCAAAAGCAACTATTTTATTTTCACTTTCATAATTTAATGAAGCATTTTTAATTATTTGTGTAACAGAATGTTGATTTTCATTATTATTTATAACATAAATTTTATTATTTAATATATTATAAAATCCAGATTTTAATACACTAGATCTTTTAAATATATATTTATCAACTCCTGAATTTTTAATTGTGTTTGCTATTTTCAATAAATCATCATCAAAGTCTGCCCCTTGTTCTATATAAATAGAGTTTGACTCTTTGATTCCTAATACATCAGATAGTCCGCCTGATATTTCCAAAACATATTTAACACCATGGCACCCGAAAACCTCTAAGGATCCAGGCTGAATATTTTTAGAAATCTTTTTGATTTTAAAATTTTCATTTATAAATATAATATCAATAGGATAGCTGACGCTTCCCATGTGATAAAAAACATCAGTAGGCCTATTATATGGAAATAACAAACCAGATTCTTTGTCAAGACGAGAATAAGTCTGAAGTCCATCTACCTTTTCTCTAAATGATTTTGCTATATCACATCTAAAAACAACAGAAGCATCAACATTATCTTCTTTATTATAACATCTAACTATAGCCGTTTTGTTTGAATCATTTTTTGAAACTAAATATTTTCCAACTTTATTTATATGTTTGTCTATAATTTTAAACCCTATTTTTTCTATATTAGAAGAAAAATCAGATGAATTTTTTAAAATTATCAACCCATTGCTTATGGGTCTTAAATGATTATAAATGTTATTTAAAATAATCTCCAAAGAATCTCCGGCCGTTTGTGAGCTTGCTATGCAAAATCCATCAAATTTTCTTCTAAATGTATGAAACATTGGATCTCCATACTCTTGATGAAATTTGTGTATATTTACTTTATTTGAAGCATCTTTTGACAAATTAATTAAATTATGTCCTTCTTTTAATATTATTGATGCAGATTTATCTGTTTGCTTTCCAACGCTTAAGATCGTAGATTCTTTTTTTATTAAATTTAAAAATCTTTTAGACATACTTTCTAAAGCAAAATATTCTTCTGAATCTATCTGATCCTGAAAAAGATCATCTACTGGAAACATCATTCCTTCCGAATATCCAGGCGGATCCTCCATAGTAAGCTCTTCTAATTCTTCTGAATCAGACGTTGTGCTTTTTCCCTCTCCAACAAAAGTGTCATAGTGGTTGGAGTCCATAGCTATGTCGTCTTCCATTAGATTTAAATCTGAATATGGTGGCCAAGATAATTTTTTCACTTTAACTCCAAATAATCATATCTTATATTAAAAATAGCAGAATATCAAAGCCTTATCATAAGCTCGCTTAAAACTACATTTATAAAATGTGGATCCTTTCCATTTAATATATTTTTAATCAAACTAAGACTAACGCCTATTGCCGCACCACCTGGGGCACGCTTATTTGCAATCTCCATTACATTAAAATCCCGTAGTTTGTTTGAGACATTTTGATAAGACCTAGGGCGAGCCTCCACAGACATTCTGGATATCATAATTTTTATTACATTATGTAACTGTTCAGCTACATATATGGCATTCTGCTCAAGCAGTTGTGCATTTTTATCTAGATTCTTTGACATGTTCCTCTGCTTTCAAGGCGCTACCCTGATAAGCCTCTCTTTTGGAATCGGCTAAACTATTTCCAAGATTAACATACATTTTTAATAATTCATTAAATTGTTTAGTTAATTTAATCAAAACCTCTTCTTGGTTTGTAATATCTGATTCCACAATCTTTACAAGCAGGTCTCTAAATAATAAGGAATAATCTAATGATTTTTGGACTGCTATTTTTTTTATCAAAAAGTCTGCAAAATTTGCCAAAGCCATATCTTCTTGCTTGTCCATATCATCGGCCAAGTCAACAAGCAGACCTGTAAGTTCCTCATAGTCCATTTTTTCGGTATTCTTTGCTTTTGGCCTTTCTGGCAATACAGGTTCATCTTCTTTTTCGCTGTGTGTAGGAGGCCACACCGGATCTGCAGGAGAGGTAAACCCTCTGCCTACTCCAGCGCTGGTGTCTCCGGAAAGCCCTTCTTCGCCAACATGAGTGCTCGGCATATCTTTGGGATCAATCTTTGGCATCACTTCTGGTGCTTTATTTGTATAAGATATCTTCTTCACTTTTTACTCTTTATTTTCTTTTTACTTTTCCAAAACTAGGAGACATAACCATATCAGATAATGATTTGCCCTTTCTTTTTTTTGGCTTAAATTTGTTTCCCTTTGAATCTTTTATCTTTCCGCCACCGATAACCAAATCTGCCGGAGTAAACGAAACCTTTTCCTTAGTATGAGGAGAAATAGTTTCATACTTAGGAGTTGTCTCTGTTCCTCCGAAAATTCTTTTTAAGTCATCCAATAACTCTTTAGATATATCTTCCATTTAATATTAGCCACCCTCAGGCGGTCCTCCCGGCGGTGGCCCCGGTGGTGGCGGTCCTCCCGGCGGCGGTGCGCCAAGGCCTTCCATTCCGCCTCCTCCTAGAGGTGGAACCCCAGGGAGTCCTTCGGCTCCCGGAACCCCTCCAAGGCCCTCTGGTGGCTCAGAAATAGCCTTGCCTGGATCAAGTCCTAATAGCTCAGATAGCTTCATAGCTCCCAAGGCTTGTTGCTCTTTGGCAAAGATCTGTTCATCAATCATTTCTTCTCTAATTCTACGACGCTCATCTTCATATCCAAGACCAAGACTGCGATGCAATGTTTGTAGAGAAATTTGCTTATTTCCAACAAATTGAGATACTGACGTAATGAAGTCTGCCATATCATATAGATTCATATGATTAAAATCAATTGATGGAACCAGCAATCTTTTCTCTCCATCTTTGTATTCAAAAAAATCTTGAATTTCGCATATTGGGGCAAAGATTTTTCTTTCGAGCCATTTTTTCATCATGTTTCTAAAAATATCATATCTTTGCCTAAGCACTTCCAGGCCAACGGACGAACTTGCGTAGGTTGCCGACTCTTGATCCATCAATGCCTTTGGAGTCATAAGGCCTGCATATAAATTATTTGTTATGAGATCGATATCTGTACCTATCTCTAAAACGCCTCCAGAAAAACCATTTCTCTCAATCTTGACTCCATTGTGAGTTACGATCTTAAAGTCTTTATCATATTGCGCTTCTTCTAGAAGATCTTTAAAGGCTTCTATATCTGCTTGAGTAGGCCTATAATCGCCTTCTCCTCCCAAGGTAACCAAGGTGAGTGGATTTACCATGCCATCTGCTTGAGCAAACTTACTCTCTCTAAGCTTGTCGTAAAGCATTAAATCTTTATAAATAGAAACAATAACAGAGGTTCCTCTTACATCATAAGGTGAGCTTAAAAGCTTTAAATGAGCTATATTGAAAGCATCCAAAGGAATATTTTGACCTTTTCTAACATATTCTGTGATATGTTTTGGAATATATTTCCTTAAAGATAAGTCAGCAGGAGATGTTGAGTTGATGATTCTTTGAAGATTCGCATCTGGTCTAAGAGAAATTAATGTATGATTTCCTATAACAGACTTTTTAACATGTACATAATCTGGATTTAATATTGTTATCCTATTCCAAGTTCCCAGGCTTTCATCTAACTCTGCATAGGGAAATGCTTCTCCCATCTTCCAGAATTCTAACGCAGCGCCATAAACGACAGAATACAAATCAATCTTCTCTGCCATCTCCATAAAAAATTGTTGTACTTTTTTGTTTTTACAAGTTATGTTAATTTTGCTAATAGGATATGAAGCATGAAGATTGATAGCATTTCTTACTATAGGGTGTGTATCGTAAAAGACGCGATTCCACGCGTTCATGGTTACGCGATCTCTGGGTAAGTTTAAGTTAGCTAGTTGGAATAGAGGAGAATAAATCTCGGGAGACATTCTGTCTGTTGAAGAAGAAGTGGTAGGGCTCGACATAGGCGAAGCTATAGACGCGTTCTTTATTAATGTTAAACTATCTCTTCTGAAATTAGGGCTATGAGCAATTGAGCCGTAAATTCCAACTTCATTATCTTTATCCATCTGCTTGTTTGCAGCATCTGTTATTTGGGCTCTTCTCACTTCTGAAATAGAGTTTGCTGCCTTTTTTGAAATTTTATTTTTCGGCCTATCAGTTCTTCTCATTTTTATACTCTCCTTTTAACATTTGCCAATGTAGATCTTAAATAATTCGACTGTCTCTCTAAACCAGGTTTAATAGTAAAACCTTTTGTTATATCAAATTTATATGCAATATATGCATACATAAGCGCCATAAGCCCATCATTTGGTGTCGATCCTTTTACAAATGTCTTTATAGGCTGTCCTCCTGAAATTCTAACTTTAGATTCCATAGATGTGCAATGATCTATTAACCACTCTACGTGTTCATAACTTTTCCATGGAAATCTTATCTTTCCTTTTCTAAACAAGTCAAATAACTCATCAATTAAAAGATCTTTATTATAAGAAATGATAAATTCATCTTCTCTATATTTTATAGGCTTTATCAGGCTGCCACTTCCTTGAGCGCCTAAGAATCTTTCTCTATAAATACTTTGTAAATCATGTACAACATCTTGACCAAAAAACCAATCTGATACACCTCTATGCACGCCAAACCTTCTATACATTTCTTTTATAGTTTCTTTTTTAAAATTAAAATTATTTTTTCGTAATTTATGCGCATGTTCAATCAAGAGCGTTCCATCTGGAGTTGCAGATAAAACAACTACGCAAGAATAAGATTGTCCTCCACGAGAATTCGGATCATCGTCTTTGCCTCCCCAATCTACTCCTAAATAAACAGTCTTATCCTTAGGCTTGATTTTCTTTGAAAAGCTTCTATCTGGATCTCTGCATAAATTATATATCTCAGCCTTTGTCAAAGGAGATCCTGCCCCAGAATAAAACTCTCCAACTACTTCGTTTTGCCAAATTCTTTCTGTTTGAGCCGGATTATTTTCTGGCATTAATTTTTCAATATTCTCTTTTGTAAAATAAGGGATATATAATTGATTTACATGAAAGCCGACAAATTCGCTTTCCTCCAGGCCTCTTGCGCCTACCCATTTGCCTCTTTCTGTTGCCTCAACTTTTTTTTGCTTTGTGCCGCACAGGGGACATTGTATTGTGTTTTCGTATAGCCATATAGATTTCCACCGATCATCATTGGGAAGGTAAAATGGATATGTTTCATTACAATTAATGCAACCTAAATGATAATATCTTTGATCTGACATATCCCAAATGGTCGAAAAATAACTACCCTTTTGTTTCGGGGTTCCAAAATAAACCTGTACTCCTTGACCTACAGGGCCATATTTTGCAGCTGTTAAAATTTTTGTTGCATTTCCAATAGCGTGACCAAACATATCTTGCACTTCATCGAAAAATACAATATCAGCCGTCATACCACGGATTCTATCGCCATCTGAGCCAAGGCTGTCGATCCAAAGGGTGCCAGCATTAAACTGCTTCATAGTCAAATTATCTACAGAGTTTGAGCTAATAAGTTTATTGCTATTGATAAAATCATTTTTTGCTGTCCTAATAAGGGTTTCGAGTTTATCTTGCGAAAACTTCTTAACCTGTCCTAAGGCTGGGAACAAATGAACAACTCTAATGTTTGGACTATTAAATAATCCACTATTTGTAAAAAATAAATCAAGAGCGCCAGCCATTACCGTGGCTCCAACCTGACGACCCTTTTTTATAACTACTGGCTTGCCATCTTTTCTGGTTGCCTGCAACGCAATATATCTATATATATCAGCCATAAACCTCCAGCCATTGTCCAAAACCTTAAACTCTGCTCCGTCTAGAGTTAGATTGTTTTGTACGAAATGGGCTGGGTCAAAATCTAAAAAACTTGTTTTAAGTTGTTTAAAAAGATTTTCTTGACTTTGTTTCTTTGGCATTGTTATCCGGATGCGTGAGACATATAATCTGCTATATCATCGTCATATGATGATGGCATATCTGCTTCAGACATATATTCTACTTTTTCCGGACTACTTTTGTGCTGTTTAAGTATCTTTTCAACTAATTTTCTAAATTTACTATGATCTATTTTGCTTTCGACTTTATCAAATCCAAGCTTTGGATGCTCTCTGCAGTGCGTCATAACAGCTCCATAGCCTAAGTCTGCGCGATCTGATGCGAATGCTTGAATATATTCCAGAATGGTTCTAAGAACTTCTAATACTTCTCCACCATCCTCTTTCTTTGATTCGCATGTACCACACTTGCCTTTGCCAGCCTTTTCGTCGCAACATGTATCGCCACAACCAGCAGATTTTATGTTTTGATTATCTTTTGTATTTATATTCTTAATAAGATCAAAGCCAGCTCTTTCTTTTAGATCTGCCATTTTTTCTTCAATTGTAGAAAAGTCATTACGCTTTTTCATGACAGAACGAAGATTGCTGAGATAATCAGCATTCTTTTCTAAATTATTAGCAAAGTCATTAATCCAATCAACTGTTGTATTATATTCTTCGCTTAAAATTTGTCTTGTTACTTTCATTGTTTATTATTATTCTTCATCTTCTTGGTCGAATAGATTTAAATCTCCCAGAATATCTTTGCCTGTCTCGAAGACTTCTTTCACCTTCTCTTCCAAGTTGGGAAGCCTTGGCCCAGTGCCAACGTCAAGCTTTCCTTCTATTGATTCGACCAATACCTCAACAGATTTCTTAACCCCGGCTAACACCTCGTCGGACAATCCGGTTTTATCGGCGCATATCATAAATTCTTTAAGTAAATTCGTTGGAATCTCGTCTATAACCATGGGATTGGGGAATGCACATCTCAAAAGGTCGTTTATCATAAGATCGTCTACTCCTGCGGTGGATAAAATCCCTTTTAAGGCCGCCAACACATCGTCCCAGGACAAATCATTTACATTTGGCATATCTCCCGGCAGAATCGAACTGCCGCCATCTTGTGCTAACTTGTTTAATATTCTGTCAACAAAGTCGGCCTCTTTTGTTTTCTTTATTCCGTCCAAATGATTTGCCAATTTGACAAGATCTTTTTTAATATCTTCTAATCTAATATTATCCATTTTAAAATAACTCCTAATTTATGCAAAATAATTTCTTAAAAAGTCAACGCCAGCCTTACCGTCAGACTTTTCTGAGTCAGCATTATTTGGCGAATATGTTCCACGATCCTTGAAGATATGAAATCCACTATCCATACAAAGCTGCATTATTGCAAGCTCTTCTCTGTCATCAATAGAATATTTATTGGATAGGAAATCATAAACATCTTCTATAGAATGACCGCCTGAAATATGAGCATTTATCATTATTCCAGAAATTGCACGCTCGAAAGGAGAGACGGCTATAACTATATTATTGGGAGTAGAAGCTTCTTTCGTAAGCTCATCATAGTCTACCTCTCTGCCGGCTATGCTTGTCCATTTAGGAATGCCAAGAGAATCTAAAGATGCCTCCTTTGAATGCTCTTCTTTGAATTTCTTCTTAAGCTTACCAAGATGGTCTTTTAAAACCAAGATATCTTTCATTATATTTACTCGAACATCTTCAAGCGCCTGTATATCTAAAAGGTTATCACTATCTTCTCGGATAGCTCCTGAGATCTGTGTATTTAGTTTGTCAAGAAATGTTATAGCTTTTTCGCAACCAAGCATACTTCTTCCGTCATGCTGAGGAATATTGGCAGGGTATTGTCCTCCTACATACTCTACAAACTTACTTAAATCTCCATCATTTGCATAATCTGTCTCTTTGTCATTCGCGTCATCATCTAACTCTTCTGAGCTAATATCAGAACCAGGCAAAAGAACTGATGCAGGCTCGTCTCCATGTTCTTTTACAAGCTTGGTCAATTGTTTGTCCAAACCCTCTAGGTCTTCTCCCATATCTCCGAAGCTTCCCTCTCCCTCTGTAAAGGTGCTTAAAACGTCTTCTACAGTTGCTTCGCCGTCTTCCATCATGCCGTCCTCATCTTGGCCGACTGTTAGGCCAGCTCCAAAGATTTCTTCTGGCAACATGCCCTCAAAGCCATCTTCCGTATAGTTAACATGATCATCTTCTAAATAAGAAACTGCTTCACTATAATTAGATTCTTTAAAAATTGTTGTTGTTTGTGAATTATTAGCCATTTTGTCTCCTATCCTATTAAGCTATAAAGTCCATAATATACGTTTCTACTTTCATTATTATCAGAATAATAATCTAACGGATAACCATATTGGGCTTCTGGCATGTTGCCAATCATAATATGAGGATATAATGGGCTTCCATTAAGTCCTACATTACCCGCAGGAATAGTAGATTGTCTTGGGTCGTGCTTGCAATCTACCGAGTCTTGTTCTTCGAAAATCATATCTGCAAATGGACACTTTGAATGTTCGCTTATCATAAGCATCATTTCTAAATTATTATCCGCAATTTCCTTTGCCTCTTCTTTGTCTTCGGCTAACTCTAAAGGCGTCATTTCAAAAATAACCGGGCGCTTGGAGCCCTCTTCGACTCCTCCTGCAATTTTGCAGCCGTCTGTCACCGGAAGTCCAAATGGACATTTGTTTAATTTACCTCTGATCATTATTGGTATATCCTATATAAATGAAAGAAATATTAGTAAGTTTAAAAATCTAATGTTTTTAACTTATACTCAGATAAATTAATTACATCATCTAAATACTTATTAACGAGCCTTCTTTTAATAAGTTCTTCTTTAAAAACGCCAGACATAGGCACTGTTGGTAACAAATTCATTTCTTCTAAATAATACATGGTTACATCAGGGTCATTATTTATAGCTTCTCCTATAATTGATGTCATGAAAGCTTCTTTTAAAATCCATTTGTTTTCTCCGGTAAATTTGTCTCTATTGTTTTTTACATAATCAATAATTTCACTATCTATCTTAAACCCAAAACGAGCAGCGAAACTAATCGCTCTATAAATACGTCTGAAATCATTATTTAAAGTTATTCGGGCAGGAACCGGGGTTCTTAATATTTTATTATCTAAATCTTCTTTTCCCCTGTTTGTAAAGTCAAGAATTTCATCATCATAAAATCGCTTATGTAAAGTATTTATTGTAAAATCTCTACTATAAACTTCAAATAATTTTTCATCTTTAATATTTAATTCTTTTGTTATATAATCAACAGCTTCTTCGGATATAAAATTACTCGAAAAATCAAGAATCATATTTTTTATATATATAGAAACGTGACCATCTTTTTGAAAAAATTTAAATCTTTCTCTAAGTTCATCAGCAGTAGTTATAGCCAATCTCGTTATATCAGAATCATTTGTGGTTATATCTATATCTCTAGGGTCTTCATTTGAATTAAGATATAAGCTCCTAGGAATGCCTCCAACTATGTATGGCTCAACTATATAATTATCTTTACATATCTCTAATATTTTTGAATATATATTTTCAAGATTCATTTGAGCCTCTTTGAACAAAGTTATTTACTCTGGAAGTTCTGGTGCGACTAGTTCTTCTTCTCCAACTTCTTGCTCAGGCGCTGGGACGACCTCTTCGGCTGGCTCTACCTCTTCTGTAGCTCCTGGGATACCTGTTTGAGCCTTTACCAGGGTCTTCGCATTAGCAAGCTGTCCCATCATTTTTGTAACTCTGGTAAGGGCATATGAGTATGCATCAATCAATTTGCTTTGAGACTCTGCAAGCTCTGGAAACATAGAGGCTATGCCTAATTTATCAAGCATTATATCAAACTCAGCCAATTGTCTAATGATTCTTCTGTCTGCAAGCATGCCAGCTACTTCATCTAGCTTCGTAGCTGCATCATCAAGATTTATATCTCCAGCAAGCTCTTCATATTCTCCTGGCCTTGCTCCTGGAATTGGTTTAATACTCTCAAGTGCAGCAGGCTCCACAGTATCAGACTTTGGAATTCCGCTAGTAGGGCTGGGCTCTTCCACCTCTGGCTCTGCTACTTCTTCCAAGGGCGCTTCAGCCTGCATAGCTCCCTCCTCTACTCCGGCAATAGGGGCTGCTGGAGCAACATTCTCTTCTCTTTCAAGCCTTGGATCAGGCCCTTGGTTCAAAGGCGGTTGTTCGGGAACCTCTTGAGCTATCTTTTTTAGAATTTCTGCGCCTTCTGTGTGGCCCAGCTTGGTAAATTTATTTGCAGCCTTATAGGTTACATCAGTTATGGTATTTGCCAACTTTAATGTATGAACCTGCAGGCTAAGATTCATAAGGTTTTCTGCAAGATTTCTATATGTATCTGAATCCATATACCTATCTGTTCTTAAAAGCTTGTCTATACGTCTAATTGCAGTATGAAGCTTTCCTTTCCAATTACTAAAGACATCTTTATCCTCAACAGCTTTATTAGCATTTGATGATACATGATCAAAAAGATGCTGATCAAGACTGTCTCCAGGCATATTATATCCCGTGTTTTCTCCTAGGTATGCGCTACCTCCTCCGGAATAATAAGGACTATTACCTTGTCCCATATCGCTAATGTAAACAGCTTTCTTTTTCATATCTTCATCCTCTTTTGAGCTATATTTTAAGTGTTCTCCATCACTATAATATTTAAACCATTTTTTAAACTTTTCATCTTCATCTTCTTCTATATTTAAAAAATTACTATAATAATCTAAAGCATTTTGTTTTGTCATCTCTTTGTTTGCAACAGAATCATAAATTAAATGAACAACCTTTAACCAATTATTAACATTAAACTCATTTTCAATATCATCTCTGTATCCAAATGTATTGGGATAAGCAACTTTTTTAATATTATTTTTTTGAGCTTTCATTCTAACTATATTATAATAAGCATCATTTATGTTGTTTATCTTAAGGTTTAATAATTCTTTATTTTCTTCGAAAGAAAGTTTTGCCCCGATGCTTTTTGCTGCTGATTTTAAAATAAAATATTTTTTAAATTTTTCATCACTATCAATGCCCACGCCTGATAAATCAATAGATTTTTTCATAAGCTGATCGAACGTGTGCGTCTTTGCGCTCACTGGCAAGCGGGACAATTTCTTTGTAAAATAATTATTTATCTTATCTTTGCTCATACGGGTTCTTTTCTTCTATATTTTCTCAAACTTTTTTCTTCCGGACCAAGTATTCCTCTTATTTCTGTATCCCATTCATTTCGAACCTCTCCATCTATTTCAGAAAGTTTTGGAATAATATATTCTGTTAAAAAAGTCCTTATATCTTTATCAGAAACATCTTTTTTTTCATGATATAAACTTAAGTTTTTTACAAGCCAATCTCTGAAAGAAATATCACTATTTAAATCTTCAAGATTAAGAATCGCATGCACTCGTCCATCAATTAACATCTATTACCTCTCCCTGAATATGACCTATGTTTTCTCCATTTAATTGTTTCGTCTTTATGTCAAGCTTATCTACAAAAATCGGAATAAGATTTGGACTTAATTCTTGCAACACTTCCAAAACAGCCTCCTTCAAAACTCTTGCCTGTTCATTTACTACACTAATATTAATATTATGTTCAATCTTTTTATCTGCAACACCTTCAATATACTTCTTCCAGTCTTGCATTAGCGTCTTCATAGTATTTATATATTCAATGAAAATCTTATCCTCCCTAAGAGAGCCTCCCTCTTGTAACAGATTATAATAGTATTCTATTCTTGAATTTATAAGACTATCTAGCTCAAGGAGTCTTTTTGCAACATCTAATTCGGATGTTGCAATCTCTTCAATCTTCTGCTGATATGAAGAAGAAGCCTTTATGATCATGCGAGCCTCTGCCTCTGTGGCTTCTTTGTCTATTTCGCCTCTTCTGTTCTTGATGTCATCTAAAACTTCACCCTTTAGATTTAAGTGTTCCCCTCTAAATTTTTGCAAGGTCATATAGGAAATATGAAGGCGTCTAGTTCTTGGATATTTCTCCTTAAGCCAACGCTCAACCTCTTTAACGGAGTCGCCCTCTAATAGCTTTTTTATAACCTCTTCTTTGTCTGGATGATTTAAAATTTTCTTACTCATATTTACCTCTAAAATAAAAAGTCCTAGCCTTATATTACTAAGCTAGGACATTAATATTTAATTTAGTTAAGTTTAGACTAAGACAAGCAAAAAACTATTTTCCCTTTACTAATCGGTCTAAATAATCAGCCTCTTTAATAAGACCAATTTTATCTAAATGATTAGATAAAGTCATCAAGTCATGTGCAAAGTCTTGATTGAGAGGATCAGGATCAAGCTCCCACTCATCAGCGCCTGAATTGCACCACCAAGAATTGTCCTCCTTCTGAATAAGGTCTGCTCCGGGAGGACACCCTCCTGGAGGCTCGTCAGAAGCTCCGGGAGATGCTTCTAACTCTGGCTCTGTCCATATAATTCCATGTTCATCTACGCTGCCGACATCCATGCTTTCTATATTAACATCTTCTGTATCAGCCCTTTTTAATAAAGCATCTAAATAATTTGCCTCTTTTATAAGGCCTGTTTTGTCTAAATGATTTGCCAAATGCATCATGCTAGATTGCAACGCAGCACCTCCGCCAGGAAATGTTCTGCCATCTTCTGCTTTGAAGCCATCATTATAATCATAAACCTTGTTAGTATAGGGATCTTGAAATACCCCATCAGAAACCCTCATGGCCTGGACTCCTACTCGATCCGGCGAATAACGCGTAGAAAGGTGAGGAGCCGGAAATTCAGTTGGAACATAAGAATCTTCATGATCTGGAGTTATTCCGTATAGACTATTTGTATCTCTGCCTAAAAGCTCTCCACCCCTAGTTGCTAAGTATCTATCACGAGTTGCGTATTCTGCCACATTTGATTGAAAATGTTGAAAAGCACCGTGTTGATCTCCGAGGGCTTGCTTTTGAAGTCCTTCGATCTTACTTGTTCTGCCTTGCTGTCTTTCAGAGTTTCCCAAAAAACCTTTTATATTTTCAAATCTATTGCTCATATTAAATTCCTTATGATATTGTAACTCTTGAGGATGATATCATTGCTCCAAGGTTATCAAGGCTATTCTTTTGAGCATTTCTATGCATCGGAAAGGGTCTGCCTTTTTCATCAAAATCTACCTTGCTAACAGGAAGGCCTAATTTTGGACAATAAGGCTGTACAGAAGATGGAACCCTGATTAGATCTCCATTCTCTAGAGCTTTCTTTATCATAGCCTCTCTCTCTGTTCCGCTTGAAGAATGCTTTAAAAGCTTTGTAAACTTATCGAGTGCAGCTAGATATTGTGTTCCATCAAATTTTTCATTAATGGTGTTTAAAGCGTCTTCTGCTTGTCTGTAGTCCGTTCTAGATACACCGTCTATCATTCTGTCAATAAGCTGGCCATATGAAAGCCTTGACATTTCAACAACTTCTCTTGAAACCTTGTTTAGATCGTCAATATGATCGGCAGCCTTCAAAATAACTCTAAGACCAGCCTCATTCAGTCTATAGCTAGTGCCATTGACCAAGAAATTATTAGGAATAACGGGCCGGCCATTTGGCATGTCAACAGGAATATTGACCTCAACTCTTCCGCGAGGAGTTGGGATATCTGCAGCAAAAGTGAGAATCTTATTTGTCGATCCGCACACACGCACCTGCGGATTTGGAACTCCAAGGCCGGCAAGCTCTGCTACCACGACACTAGACGCAACCTTTATCTGCTCTCTGTTAAAAGATGCCATAGAGGCTACTAGATCGTTCTCTAAATCTGCAAATTTTTCCAAACTAGCAGGAACAACTGGAGTGTCAACCTTGAAGTCTCTAATGCTCCTCTGTTCTGCAAACTTACTTGCTGCCGTTTTCTTTATAAAATTATCCTTGTCCTTTATAAAGACATAAACATTTTCTTTGTTTAACTTAACAAGGTTGTCGCCTTGAATAAAATGTTTTGGAAGGGATGGAATTCCGTTTGTCACCTGGACTGGAATTGGTATATTTACTTGTGTAAAACTAGATGTATCAACGGAAGCACTACAAAGAATAAAATGATCATTTGATCGAATAGCCTTTACCTCTTGTGGAACACATCCTACTGAAATCAATTGTAATCTTGCAAACTTTTCAGCCTTTTTAACAGAATCATTAGAAAGAGCAGAGAAAGAAGCCTGCTTGTCTAAAGAGAAAACTCCGGCCAATTCTTTGGAGAGTTCATTTTCTTCAAACAAAGGAGAGATCTTTTCTTCGTAAGGAATTCTGGCACTTGCCGCGCCTTTCTCTTCCAATTTTAAAATTGCATGCTTATCAAGAAGTAAGTCTCCAAGTTCTTTTCTGAAATTAGACCTTCCTCCGGATAGCCCATAAAGGTGATCATAAATTTCAACCATTTCTTTTTGGGTAATATACTGTTGCTTACTAACCTTGCTCGCGACCACATCGCGAGCATGACAGATTAATATATCTCTAGAGTTGTTGGTGGCAGCATTATTCAGACGATTAAAAACATATTTGGTTGTAAATGTTTTTCCATTCTCTATTTTGTCTAGAGCCTTTTTTGCTTGAGCTACAATATGTTTTATTTCATTCATTATTCATTCCTCATCTAATTAGATTTTAATATTTCTGGAAAAAGATTCTTGATAACCTCTGCTTTTGCAGATGGCTGGCTAGCAACAACCTTTTTGATAAACTCTTTATCTGAACTAACAACTTCTAACAATGCTGATTTAAACGTAAAAATATCATCTCCAGAAAATCCATATTCGTCTGATGAAAATCCACAAATAGGAACATTTTTATAAGAAAGAGTTACATGATTATAATCATAATTACTAGAAGCGCTCCAATCTCCACCTTCTTTGGTTTGATATTTTGGATCTGAACTTCTAATTAAAAAGTTTGAGCCATCAATTTCTTCAACTTTCCATAGATCATCATATTGATCGCCCATAACTTTATACATATCAAAGGCAACCTTCTTGATCTTCAAGTTTTTAGTTAAAGGAATTTTGTCTTTAACAGAAACATCAGATGATTGGTTTTTAAAAAAATTAATCAGAACATCATCTAATTCAGACATGAACACTCTCCTTGCTGTAAAATTTATCTTTATTAATAGAAATATATTTTCTTAAACTTATGATAAACACTGCTAATTATCTATAAATAAAATATTAATAAAAATACTTTTTATAGTTACTCAGGATCTCCATAATTAATTTTGGCTATTTCTTCTAAAATTTCATTTATTCGAGAATGTGTTTTGCATATTTTTTGTAACTTTTTAACGATACCGCCATACCGCTTCTTTTGATTTTTGTAATCTATGTTTCCATGCATGGCTTTATGTACAGCAGATTGAGTTATGCCTAAATGATCAGCAATTTCATTTTGAGTCTTTCCCATAAGTCTCATAAACAATATTTTCTTCTGATGCTCAGTTAGATATTCTCCATTTACTATATCATATATTTCGTCTAATAATTCTTCTTTTAGATCGGCAACCCTTTCGTCGCTAGCATTGTCCATTAAGACCTGACTTATGCCACGTTCTGTTGAAAAATTATTTAATTTTGCAGACTCAAAAGATATTTCTACAATCTTATATTGATATGATTTGCTTTTTCTGCCCACTTACCCTACCATGTCTCTGGAATTATTTGTTTAAAATCTTTAATAAATGTATCTTTATTATTTTTTGGATCAGAAAAGTATTCATCAACATCTTTGTATGAATCTGGTACCTTGAGAAATCTTAATTTAATTCCTCGATTTATATATTTAGAATATATTCTTTGTACAGATTTTGTTCCAGCATCATCTGAGTCCAATATAAAAGTTATTCTGTCTGTATATCTAGCAAGCTTTAAAAAATGCCCTTGAGAAAAGGCAGTTCCACAGATAGCCACAGAATTTGAAAAACCATTCTTTTCCATAGAAAGCTGATCAAAATAGCCTTCTACAACGTATGCATTATCTGCTTTTAATATATGTTGTTTTGAAAAATTTAATCCATATAAAATATTAGCTTTTTTATAAGATGAATTTTTATATTTTGGAATACCCAAGATACTCCTATCGCTATCGTCAAGCAGCGTTCTACCGCTTATGCCGATTGGCTCATCGTATTCTGAATAAATAGGAAATATTATAAAAAAGTAATTAGAAAAATCACTTCCTTTAGAATAATTTAATATATTTAATTTATTTAACAAGTCTTCTGATACGTATTTAGTTAAAATTCCTGGATTTTGTGGAAAAAATCCTATTTTATTGTTAACAATGGAGTCCTTTGTTAACAAGCGTTCTTTAACTAAATATTGCAAACATTTTTTAGAATTCTTTAAATTGCTATGACAAATATCTACTAACTTATTTAACTCTTCACTCTGATTCATCGGCCTCTACCTTCTCTAATCTATTTTGAGTTTCCTCTATGGCCTTAACCATGTGTTCTGTTACATTGATTTTGCATCCAACCTGATTATTTGAGCATGCCTTTCCGACCAATACTCCGTTTACAAATTGTGCTTCAACATTTGTGTCACATGTTTGACACGGAAACATAAATGCCTTTCTATTTTTTGACCTTATAATGTCTCCAGTTGTTTTCATAGAAAGCTTTGCATAAGATGATACTGATTTAAGTATATCTCCACATTCATTGCATACAACTTCATTTGAATCTACGTCTAAAGAACCGTCTGTAAATCCATCGCTGTTTTTACATTTTGGATTACATCTTACAATCATACTTTCTCCTATTCGATAGCATCTATTAATGGGTTGCTTTCTTCTGTTATATCTTCAATATTAGCTACTGGCTCTTCATCTCCTAAATAAATGCTTCTTATTTTTTGATCATAAGAAGCTACTATAGATGGATCGCTTGAAAAAGTCCTTATAGCATTATCTCTTCCTCTTATCTTTTCATCATTCACAAGATAACTTTGATTAGTAGGCCTGTGTATAAGTCCATATTTTACAGCTAAATCAAAAATTTCTTCATTAGCATTTACTATTCCTTTTGTATATTTTACCTTATACTCTGCCTGACGAAAGGGTGCTCCAACTTTATTTTTCTGAATTTTTGCACGAACCGTGTGTCCAATTTTTTCACCAGAATCATTTTTTATTACTGAATCTGAACCAAATACTGTGCCCATATTTATCATTAAACTGCATGCGTGTTTAAGAGCCTTTCCTCCCGGAGAAGTTGTGGGGTCTCCAAACATCTGGCCTAAGTTTACACGAACCTGATTAATGCCAACGAAAGCAACATTAGCTTGGGCAACAACCGGCGTAAGTTTTTTTAGCTCTGTTGATAGAAATCGAGGAATTGGAGCCATATTTGCCTTGCCTATATCTGCGGCAATCTCCAAAGGAGTATTCAAAACAGCTATAGAGTCAAGAACTATTATTCCTAAATCTTTAAACCTTGGATCTACACCTTCTATGATATGATCTAAGATTCCTTTCATTTTCTTTGAAACCTTTTTAGTGTTTGAATTAACACTAGTTATCCCAATAAGCCCTTGAAATATTGCTTTTGCATCATTAGTCTTTATAACCATAACCCTAGATATGTCAATGCCCTGACTCTTTGCCCACTCTGGATCATAAGTATATTCAGCATCAATAAAAAGAGCTGTATTTTCAGGATTTTGGTCTAAATAGCTCTTTATACAAGATAAGGCTAACATGGTCTTTCCAGAACTTTCTTGTCCGGCGAGTTGCGTGATTCTGCCCATAGGTATTCCGCCTATGCCTATTGCTTCATCCAGCTTTGGACTTCCAGTGCTTATTGCATCATATCTTGTAGATATATTCCCATCAAAGAAGATGGTGTCCTCTCCAAAAAATTTAATGACTTCTCTTTCAGCCTCGGTGGCTGACATCTTTTTCGACATACCTAACTCCTTTAATATTTGTGTACTAAGGTGCCTTCTTCTGGAGGTCGCCATCCAGCAGGAGGTTGCCAGCTAGATGGATTCTCGGCTTGTTCTGACACAATAGCTTCTGTATTTATCAGCAGCAATGAAATACTAGCAGCATTTTGAAGGGCTGTTCTCGTAACTTTCTTTGGATCAATAACACCGGCTACAACTAAATCCTCAAATTTGCCATTTGCAGCATTATATCCAAAATTTATATTTTTCGAACCCAAAACCTTCTTTATTATTTTACCGGAATCCTCAAATGCATTTTCAACAATTTGAGTAATCGGACGCACACACGCGTCCAAGAGCACCTTTGCGGCCGGGGCTAATTCTTTGTCTAAAGAGGACAAATCAACTTTATTTGCAGCCCTAAGCAATGCTATCCCACCTCCTGCAACATAGCCCTCTTCAATTGCGGCTCTTGTTGCACAAATGGCATCATCAACTCTGTCGCCTTTTTCTCTAAGCTCAAGCTCTGTAGAGTACCCAACAGACAATATGGCTGCTTTGTTTTTAAGAAACGATATTCTGTTATTTACATCCAAACGTTCTGAATCGCCTATAAGTTTGTCTAAGTCTTTTCTATATGCAGAAAGCTTATCCTTCATCCTGGACTCATCTTTGCTTCCTTCAAATATCTTGGTTAAGAATCTGTTTACAACTACCTTTTTGGCAAAGCCTAAATCGTCAACTGTAGCGCTAGACAGGGCGCTTCCCCCGTCAGCCCCAAAGACCCTGGTTCCAACCAGCGCAGAGAGCGCCTCAAGCCACTCTAACCTGCCACTAACACCAATGCCCATAGGAGGTATGTTAACAGCAACAACTTTTAATCTTCCAAGCTTATTGTTTGTAACGAATGTAGCCAAAGCTTCTTGTTTTACGGCTCTGGCTAAAACCAAAACTGGAAGATTTTTGTTTGATAAATCATTAAGCAAGTTAAAGCAAGAAGTTAGAGAAGTTATCTCCTCATCACATATTAAAATATTACAATTATCTATAATAATATCCGAATGATCTTCTGTTAAAAAGGCCGGAGTTACATATCCAGCCTTTAACTCTACTCCGTCAACAAATCTAACAGAGGTTTCTGGCCCTGGGCACGCCTCTGCAGTAACAGCTCCCTCTAATCCAATTGTGTCAAATGCCTCTGCTATTTTATAGCCAATATCTTCATCGTTATTAGCAGAGATTGTTGCAATATTTTGAAGAGAACTGAGCCCATCAATGTCCGTTGCCATACCATTTAAGTTATTAACGACTTGGTCTACCGCCCATTCTACGCCTCGTTTAAAATTAAGAGGACTATAATTAGTATTTATTAATTCATTTCCTCTCTTAAAAATTTCATGAGCTAAAACTGTTGCGGTAGTTGTTCCATCTCCAGCTACAGCCGCAGTTCTGCCTGCCGCCTCTTTTATTAACTGACACGCTAATTCTTCAATTGGATCTTCAAGAGTAACTTCTCTTGCTACGGTTACACCGTCTTTGGTCAAAACTGGCGAGCCCACGAACTTCCCCAAAATAACATTTTTACCTTGAGGCCCCATTGTGACGCCAACTGTCTTAGCCAGCTTCTCTGCTCCAGACAGAAGAGTTGCTCTAGCCTCTTCGCTGTAAGTTAAATCTTTAGCCATTGTATCTTTCCTTATCTTTCTTTTAAAATATATGTTAATGCAACCGCAATTGCGTCTGCTTCATCATAGCATTCTTTAGATATTTTACCATTTTTATTATTTCTTAAACTAAAAGAAGAAAAGTATTTTTTTATAAAATCAAAACAATCTTCTTTTGAAGATATCCTGTATCCAGCAAACTTAGAAAGCATGGATCTGATGGTTGAAACAGCATATCTGTTTGGTTCATATCCCAAGCTCTTTAAGCAAGCCATAGAGGTCAATTCGTTAAAAACAGATAATACTATTATGGTTCTTGCAGTGCTTCTTCCTGCCGGAAACTTATTAGCATAAGCCTCCGAAGCAACAATGTCAGGACGTTTTTCTTGAAAAAAATCATAAAGCTCATCATATGCAGCGCTAACCCTAAAAGTCAGCGAGCCCTTGGTGCTTTTTGGCGGCTTTATGTTTCCATACTCTTTTAATACAATGTTATTGTCATCATATTCGAGTATTGACCAACCAATTGTGCTTGATGATATGTCTAATCCTAGTATTGTTTTCATAATAAAAAAGGCGTATAGAGATTTTACTCTATACGCCTTAAATTATCTTACAGAAACTTATTCAAAATCAAAGTCAAAGTCTTCATCTGTTGCTGTATCAGTACTCGTTGCGCTAACCTCGTCAACGCTCCAAGACATAACCTCACAAACCTCAGTTGAGCTGGAAGGAGAAATCAACTTTTCGACATTCACTCTGTCATTGAAATCTACAAACCGAGCCTTAAAGTCTGAGGACAATGGCTCCTTTGGATTCGGAGTAACACTGTAAAGAGGCTGCGAACCCTTTGGCCCCTTGCTTACGGTTAAATCATAAGCAGTAACCTTTCCCCACCGACTGTTGTTATATAGAGCCTTAACTCCATTATAAATTTGAGGGCCGACTTCGAGGATTCTAAACTCATCATCTGTTCGATCCAGCACCTTGATCAACCACCTTGGTTGACGACGAAAGCCGGAATCTTCGAGCCTGCGAACAAGCTCTGGGTGATCAACAGGGCTATTAACCTTGCGCCTAGAGCCATCGGGAGTTACTACCCAATGAATATAAAACTGGACCGGATTGCCCATGACGCGAACTGTGTTCTCGCCTTCTTCTAACCGCATAAAATCAGACTTAGTTCCTGAGTCTGCGGCATTCCAATCAACTTCACCAAATACCATACTTGTCATTTTTTTCTCCTATCTATATGTGACTTTGTCACGATTGTGGCCTAACCGCTGAATTGCGGATTGTTGCCAAATTTATTAAGAATTAACCCCAATCAATGTCATCGATATCACCACCGAAATCATCAACCTTGGTTGACTTTGTGGGGAAGGGTTGACTTTCGCCAACACTACTATTATACCCAACGCTACTTGCGTTTTCAACAGAATAATCTCTACGCAAAAAGGTTTTTAATGCATAATGCCAACCAGAAAAATAACTGGTTTTATTTTCTAACCATTTTTTACAAGCCTTTGCCAATGAAAGCTGATTGCAGGATTCTATATAATCATCATCAGCTTGAGCATGCCACTCTTTATCTTTTACCGTTTTAAAACCAGCATCTTTTGCTTTGTGCAAAGCAGCTTTTGACCAAGCTTTGTTTTTTTCTGATTCTAAAAAATTTATCCATCTATCAATCTGAACAATCTTTTCTTGGCAAAGATTCTGGCCCTCCAATGTGTGCAACAAACCTCTTTCTGCTATGTTGGCATCCACAATACCATTTGTAGGCAACGAGCTAACAACACTTTCTATTCCAGATATATCGATATCTTCGATAGAAAATGTGTTTATTGAAATTTTCTCATGAAGCTTTGACACAACTTCTCCTAAATTATTATTCTATTTTTGCTCTAATTTTTCTATCCGCTCAACAATATTATTCACCTGGAAAAAATTGTCAACTTTTATTTCAAGGTCCAAAACTTTATTTATCTTCTTGTCCAAGACCCTTATTCTTTGATTCATCATAACATTTAACAGGAAAAAAATTACGCCGAGAGGAACATTCTTATTTACCGGAGGATTAATAAAAGTTATTATTCCATTTTTATCTGTTTTGAACAAACCGATAAACTCAGAGCCTCCAAACTGCTCTTTCAGAGAGCAGTAATATTCAAACTCACTGTCACTTAACTCAAGTCGCTTATTTCCAACGGCTCGTATCAATCCGAAACCCTCCTAACTGTTGGCCCAGAATTCTTAACCTTGCTTTCTTTTGCTATTCTTTTTAACCTTGCAACCTTTAAATCTTCATCAGCATTTTCTAACGCATCTTCCATATCTGTTAATGCTTCACTTCTAATCTCTTCTCTAATATTGTCATAGCTCTCTTCTTTAAACTCTTCTACGGCAACAAGGCTCTCGTCAACCGGAATAGACTCCTCTTCATTAGTAGCTTCTGTATTAACAGGAAAAAACTCTGACATTATAAATAATGATAAATCAAAAATTAATTCATTATTTAATTCCTGCGAAAACTCTTGTTCCAATATTCTTTGTTTCATAAGATCTAGTCTGCGAGAATGAAGATCTCCCAAAAGAGCCGAGCCACAACTAGGGCAGCAATTCTTCATCAAAGAATGTCTCATTGATGTATTAACTTCAAATTCACAATTTTTACAAACTATCATATATCTCTCCCATAAATTCTCTCCAGAGCGGAAAGCGCTAAATCTTTTTGATCTAAATAACTATTCACTTTACATATAGCCTTAATAGGTAGGCCGTCTTTAAGCATCGACTTATATTTTTCATAATCCTCTGCCCAAAGAGTTAGCCCACAAGTGTCTCCATTAATATCTTCTATAAGATATTTTGCAAACTTCTTACCTATATTCTTCCCATTTTTAATTTTAAATTCTTTTATCTTTGTTTTTATTATAGCTTCAACTTTTATTCTTGTTCCGCTATTTAAAACACTAACTTGCGAAAGCGGAGTAACGAGAGAGCCTCCTGTGAAAAAGCTTTTAAATACTTCGTGAAGATTGCCGCTTAATGATCTGCCCAAAACTTCTCTTTCAAATAATAAAATATTTTTCCTATCCCATTCTTCCTCTGAATCACCAAATTCTAGCTCATCTATTATCTTACGAAATTCATCAGAATTTTTTAAGATAGAATGCTTTTCAAAGAGTACATCTCTTTGGTCCTTTGGAACCTTTTTCATAGTTGGGTTTGCAGCAAAAATCTTTGATTCAATAGCTTTTTTGATTGCATTTTTAGCCTTTGATCTATATTTTTGATAGTTATCATGCATATCCTGCCTAGTTCTGTCGAAGCAATCTAAGGCTCCTGCTTTTGACAAAGACTGTATGATTGTCTTTCCAACTGTTCTGCTATCGTTTCTTGCTAAAAAGTCTGGATAGTTTTTATAAGGCTGATTTTCTATAATGCTTATTATAGCCTTATCTCCAACACCTTTTATGGCAGATGTTCCAGTGGATATATTTCCGTCTTCTAGAATTGTATATCTACCAGCACTATAATTAACATTCGGAGGCAGAACTTCTATGCCCATCTTTCTACATTCATCAAGATACTCTTGAGCCTTATCACTATTGGGATCTTCTGAGTTTATTAAGGCACACATAAATTCAGATGGATAGTGGTGCTTTAACCATGCTGTATAAAAGGATATAATTGAATAAGAAATAGAATGAGATTTATTGAACGCATATCCGCCTAATGGTTCTATATACGTCTTCCATATTTTACATGCCACTTCATATGTCATATCGCTATAATTCATGCAATCTTTTACGAAATTTGTTTCTGTGCGCAAAACAAGCTTTGGATCCTTGCCTTTTAGCTTGCTAATCTTTCTCAAAGCATCTGCTTGATTCAGGTCCCAACCAGCACAATCTTGAGCGATAATCATGGCTTGCTCTTCGTACACTAAAACTCCATAAGTTTTCTCCAAAGCCCGCTCAAGATTTGGATGTTCATATACAGTTTTTTCTAATCCAAGTCTTCGTTTGGCATATCTTCTTCTCTCTGCAGGCTTGCAGGAGGGTCTTCCAATGGCATTGATAGCAGATATATCCTCTATGCTTTTTGGCTTTAGTTTTATACAAAACGGAGTTAAAGAGGACTCTAGCTGAAACAAGCCTATAGTCTTTCCTCGACCTATCATATCATAAACCTTCTGATCCTTCATATCTATATCGTCTACGGTCAAGTCTTTTCCGGTAGAATTCTTTATAAGCTTAAAGGCATCGTCTATAACCGTTAGAGTTTTTAGGCCCAAGAGATCCATTTTAATGAGACCGTTTTCTTCACACCTAGTCTTTTCCCATTGAGTTATAATGTGGCCCTCTTTATCTATTCTTAAAGGAACAGACTCGCAAAGAGCGCCTTCTCCAATGACTATGCCTGCAGCATGCATAGACCAGTTTCTGGTAAGGTTTTGCAGCTTAGAAGCATACTCGTATAATTCTGGATATTGATTCATATACACACACAGCTGTGTGCTTTCGTTCATGGCCTTGCTCAAAGTATCTGCATCAGGCATAATAGAAGTTATAGTATTCGCTATTTTAAAGGCAGAAGATTTATCTCCACCAAGCCTAAGACTTCTTGCTACATCTTTTATAACAACCCTGGGAGATAAAGTGCTCCAATTAGATATAGAGGCAACACGCTCTGCGCCATACTTGTCTTTAATATAGTTTTTTACCAATCCAGGATCAGAAAAATCAGAATCAATATCTGGAAAGGATTTCTTTTTATTATTGTGAAATCTTTCAAAGATTAAATCATATTCTATTGGATCTACATTTGTTATGCCTGTCAAATATGCAACCAGAGAGCCTGCGGCAGACCCCCTTGCTGGACCAACAGGCATCCTTTTCTTTGCCCAATTAACATAATCTGAAACAATCAACATATAAGAAGAAAAATTCTTTTCCTCTAAGACAGAAAGCTCTGCTTTAACTCTGTCCCAATACTCTTCCTTGTCATCTTTGTCCAAGTGAGTCAGCTTCTCTTTAAACCCCTCTACGCACTTATATCTAAGATAAGATTTATCATCAGGGATTGTTGATTTAATTTTGCTCTTCCACTCTAAAAACTCTTTATAATCTGGCTCTTCAGATACAGAGAAAGAAGGAAGCATTGCCCCTTTAGGTTTGATATATGATGGTTCTGCGCATTCATTCATAATCTTTATAGAATTCTGCATACCAATATTTGCAACCTTGGGTCCAAAGAAATCAATAACTTCTTCATGAGTTTTCAAATACATGTCTTGAACGCCATAGCGAAATCTATCTGGATCATCTACGGCTTTCTTGTCTTTTATGGCAAGCATAAAATCATGATATTTTGCATGCTCCTTATCCCTATAATGAGCATCACACGTTATAACATATGGAATTCCAAAATCATTAGATATTCTCAAAAGAGAATCATTTAGCTTTTGTTGATTAACTTCTCGTCCGTTTTTGTTTACGTCATATAAAGCATGAGGCTGTAACTCTAAAAACAATCTATCCTTAAATATCTCATGCAGCCTGTTTATATGGCACAATGCTTTTTCTTCATCATTATCTGTTATAAGAGTTTTTGCTATCAAACCATTGCTACATGCAGTGAGGGCAAAGACTCCTTCGTTATAAGCCTCTATGTGCTCCCAGGAGATCCTGGGAGTTTTCTTTCCCATATATCCAGAAACTTGATTTTGATATGAATGATAATTTAACTTAAGAATATTTCTATACCCTATTTCATTCTTGGCCAAAAGCACTAAATGGTAAGACTTTCTGCTAGATAAATCATCTGCAAAATAAGCTTCTATTCCAGGTATTAGCTTAACACCAGTTTCTTGACTGGCCTTCCAAGCGTCATATAGAGCAGTTAGGGTTCCGTGATCTGTCACGGCTACTGCCGGATGATCAACCTCTTTGGCTCTACGAAACAAATCATAGGTATCATTCATGCCGTCCAAAGGGCTTCCTAATTCAGTATGATTATGCAGCGATACAAAAGGACCTTTTGTCATGAAAACCTCAATGCTTTAATTTCTAATTTATATAGGCCAGCAAGAACGCTGGCCTTCAATAATAATTGTAGTCACGAAAAATTAAATTTCAACAGAATCTAATCTAATCAACAAACATATCAGATATGTTGTCATAAATCTCGTTTACAATATCCATATCTAAATCTTTTTTAGCAGCACTTAGCGCCTGCGTTAACTCTTTCTTTGGAATACTTTTTTGGTCCAGAAAATCTGCAGACCATTCTCTTCTAGAGTCCTGCAGATCTTTAATCTGTAATTCATAAACCAAGTATTGCTTAACATATTCTTTGACATCTTCTGTTGACCAAGTGGTATTTTCGTCTTGCTTTCCATCAGATTCATTAAAAATTTTTACAATATTCATTGTTTGCTCCTAGTTTCAGTTAGTTAAAAATTTCCACAAAGTATAAAGCTTTGCATTTTTTATTATACCGTTGCGATATATATCTTTCTTTAATTTTTTAGAATATTTTATCTTGTTAAATTTATATACGCCTTCCTTGTTGAGGCTTGAAAATAAATCTTCTGTTATGTATTCTATCAGATATTCGCTAATAGCTTCAGCGTGTCTCTGTACAGAAATATGCCTAACTTTTGAAAGCTTTTCTAGATATTTTTTAACTTCATCTGGATTTTTTGGAACAGGATAATATTGAACATCTGTGCCTTCACCGCTAATAATGGAATGAGAATAAAGATCTTTTACATTTAAAATATCTGGAGATTCAGAATCCCTCACTCTCTTCATTCTCTCTCTAGGAGTCATTTTGTCATCTTTTCCAAGTTTGTTGGACGGAAAAATAACATTCATTATTTTAATATAAGCATGTGGATCACCAGTGACAGAGTCGGTTTCGTCTTTTGTGCCTATTGGATAATAGGTATTTGTACCCTTAACCCATCTGCCAAAATGTTTAAACATTTTTTGTCCAGCGTCACTAGATATATCTCTTCTAGACTCTGGCCTCAAACGCATCCAAGGAGTTCCATCATCAGTTGTAAAGGTATCTTTTCCTATTTCATAATCAAAAAGATCCCTACACTCTTGAGGGGTAATAACTCCCCTCTTAAAAAGTCTTTCATCAGGGTTTAAAAGATCTGTAGGGTCAATGTATGTTGTTCCACGCTCGACGCCCCTCACTCTATCTAGTCGCTCCCCAATCAAAACTGATAACTTATCTAATCCATGAACATTTATTATAAATTGTTCTATAGATTCTTTTCGCTCATTAACAGTTTCGTCTCCATCTTCTTCCTCCCAAAGCTGATGACCTCCCCAGCTTGGTCCAAACTGTTCTCCAAATATCATTTTGTGCATTGTTACCCAATCGACAAGAGGAATATAAGAAGACACTCTTGGAGAGTACTTATAAGCCTGATCAGACGCCGACGTAGTGGCCGCTACAGCCTCTTCAGGAGTATCTCCAAACCTGTAACCACTCTTCTTTCTTTCGCGCTTTGTACCACTCTTTGCGTTGGCAATGTAATATGGAAGACCTCTATAAGAAGAGAATAATCCAGATATTATCTTTCTATATCTATCTTTTATCTTGGTCTGATGTGTCGTAGTAGCGCCACCTGATATAGCTTGTTTTAAATCTACTTTATATGTTTGATAAACAGCGCCTATCCTTCTGAGTATGCTCAACGCTGTTTCTGGAGGATCTCTCATTAAAAGGTCTGATATATCTAACTCTATTGGAACCCCAGGAACTGAAGTTGGTAAAGATATTGGTATTCTAGACCCAACTACAGGAAAGAGTTTTCGTGACGCCCTAAGCTTATCTGAGTCTAAGTTTTCATAATCTAAGGGGATTGGTATGCCAACATCGCTTATTCCATCTAGAGGGCTTGGAGGAAAAAGATTATCCTTTCCATCCCTCATGGCTAATGATCCAAGGTGTATAGCCTGAGAAGAATCAAATTGGAATTCATCATTTCTATATCCAATAACGTCCTCGGATCCGTCTGGAACAACCCTGCCTGTGGCAGGATGATATATTAGGCTAATGCCTTTTTTGAAGCCTTCATTTTTAGACCCCTTTGCCAAAGAGTACTCATCTTTTTGTCGCCCAAGGTTGACGCTGTAGATTTTCCATCCATTTTTCTGATATACTTCTGGCAATCTATCATAAATATCTTCAAGCTCTATTGCGTTTGGCAACTCTTTGGATGATAAAACATATAATCCCTTTACCATAATAGGCTCTGGAATATTTATATCAAAATTATGATACACATTACCCTTTCCGGTAAGGGCAAATATTGGATAATAATCTCCTCCGCCATTATAGTCCACTAAGTATGTTCCAAATAATGGCATAATACTATGGGCGTCTTGAGGGGGGATTAGCTCTTTGTTGTTCCCGCTGCCTCCAAAGAACTTCCTATACTTTCCGCTTGGTGATAAGTCTACTGTAGTAAAAGGCTCATTGGTCAAAACCTTATTAACAACATCTTTTGCCCTCTGCAAATCCTCTGATGGCTCAGAGGCTTCTAGCTTGTCTATTAACTCATTAAAGTGATTATTTATATAATCTATAGCTTTATTCATATACTTAGAAGAAGTACACGCCGTTCTCAATAAGAACATTTCATTTTTAATAAGCTCTACACAATCAGCTATATTGTCAAAATATAATTCATAAAAAATTTGAGCATTATCATCGATCTTCTCTGCGGTAACCCTATCAACGCCTACTGTTATTTGACCCGTATCTCCTCGGCTTAATGCCAAAACTTTATCCGAACTAGATAGATCCACCCCAATATCATAACCTATATATTCTCTTGATTTAGAGTCTCTCATATGAAAATTATAAATATAAGATATAGCGTCTGCAAGATACAAAGCGGAAGATGCAGACAAGACTCTCGCCATGAAATGCTTTCCTTTCATTTTAGCAATTTTATCGGTTATCCCTTCGCCCTTTTGAGGGACGCCCTCTTGATAATACTGTTTATCAACTCCAGCTCCTTTTTGCTTCACGGCCAATGGATCGTATAAAATTCTCCTTGCCCCCTCGCGTCCTAGGTCTGGAATAAGACTTGCTTTGAATTGTTCTAATAAGCTAGAAAAATCTTTACCAGCATATTCTAATGATAATATATTTTCGACATCTATCTTGTTTGTATTATGCTCAAAAAGAAATTCTCTATATGCGGATAAAGCAGTAGCGTTTCCTTCATCCATTGCTCCGAAATACTCCCCTATAGCGCTCATTATAGAAGAGGCAATATTCTTTAGGATTCTTTCATTAAGAGGCCTTCCTATCGAGCTCAGTAATCTTACATCGACATTCTCTAACGCCAAAAGATAATCTGTTTCAAATTTTGAAATAGCCAAATTGATAATGCTTAAAGAGTCCTCGGAAAGGATTTGGCCCTCCTCATCTTCTTCCTCAACAGCTCTTACGACTATTTCTACCATAGATTTGGCAAGACTCGACATGCTTATACTGCCAGCGGGGCCATCTTCGGCATCCAGAAACTCCTTTGAAAACGGAATAGGTCTTCCCGTCAAGGATCCTCTTATCTCCAAAGTAGTTGATATATCTAGCCAATCTTGTATAGTCTCTACAAAAGATTTGAGCATCATTCCTACCGGAGTTGTTGCTCGAATAATTCCTTCGGATCCACCATAATCGCTGCGTCCTCCCATGATAGATGGACCGCTTGTTTCAAAGTTTTTCTTTGCCGCCTTTGTTCCGGCATCAACCCCCTTCGGCTTTCCTTCAGCATCATTTTTAGACCCACCTAATGCGCCTTCGCTATTATTTTCGATTTCCAATATCGTATCTACGTCACGCGCTTCTCTCTGTCTTGCAGAACTTAAGTCATAAGATTCCTCAGACCCCCAAATATAATTCTTAGGAACTGATCCAAAGCTATAAAAGGCATTAGGTTTTTCTGGATCTTTAAATATAATCCTTCCTACATCATCTACTCTTCCGACCCATTCTTCATAATTATATTTTATTTCCTCTTCGCTGCCAAACATTGAGCTTTCTTCTACCGGGACAATGTATCTATCTCCATTCTTGCTTAATAGCTTGATTGTTCTTCCAAAGTTATCTGCGCCCTCTGACGTGAGTATTCCAGAATTAACAATATCATCTAATAAGTATCTAGATCTTCTTTTGTTTCTAATGTTAATACCAGTATGTGTTTTAGCAAAATAAACAGAGTCTCTGATTGTAAACTTATGATTATGGGAACAGACCAGCTTTATGTCTCCTAATAAGTCCATACGATTAAAGCTAGCACCACTAAGGCTTATTTCTAAATTCACAGGGGCTGCCATAGCCAAGGCTAAGATATGTGATATCTTGCTAAGTCTTCCAGACTCTTCTAGCTCGGCAATTGCAACTTCTGGGCTCAATATATTTGAGATAAAAGGAGAAACATCACTAATGTCTACCCCAAGAGAAAAGAGGGTTTCGACTAAATTCAGCATCTTTTCGCCAAGAAGCGGATCATCTTTTGCCTGTTCCATTAAAGTTTTAAGAATTCTAGGCAGGGAGCCTTCTTCGTTTAAATCTCTAGAGAAAGACGACAAACTTGTTTGAGATCCGCACACTAAATACGACATTGTTCCAGGAGTTAACTCTGCATGTGACCCATCGGCATTAACTGGAGGATATGTTTGTGGCAAATTACCCCTGATTGGAGCAAGGCGCTCTTCTGATGCCGGCCCAGCTATAGGGCTTGCGATGTAAGAATATTTTTTCAAAAACTCTTTTGCTATAATTCGCTCTAATGCAGACTTCGTAGTATCTTCTACTTCTGATCGAGGGCCTGCTGTTGCCACAGCAGCTGCTATTTCAGACGCAGGTATTCTTGTGGGACAATTAAAATATTTGTTTGAGAACTTCCAGCCTCCACCTCTTCTTTTTTCAAGCTCCCTCAAAAACTCTTGCTTCCTGCCCTCCTCAAGAAAGCCTCCCTTTACAGCTTCGTCTAATTTTAATTCAAATAATTCATTTGGACTTATATCTTTCGTTTCTGCGCGAACAGCTTGCAAGCTTGCGGGAGAGACATTCGCACTGCCTTCTTGAAGAAGGGGGGTGGGGTCCAGAAAGAGACCGCATTCAAAATCTGACTTTCCCTTATTAAGCCTTTGCAATGATTGAGGTCTATCCAAAACTTTCGTATACGGACATTTAAACTTGATGTTAGAAACTTGACCAGTTCTCGTAGGAACCTTCCTGGCCCCAAGCTGCCTCAAGGCCCAGGCTCGTCGCTGGATGCCCTCTATATGCTCCCCCTTGGCCCCGGAATGCACCAATGCTTCGATCTCATCCCAAGTTTTGCCGCCAGCTTCTTCTTTTGCAGACAACGTAGGAGGGGTGTCAAACACTCTCAGTGTCGCCCCGTCATCCTCTAATCTTAGTTCTTCGTTTGTTATAAGGCTTCCATCCTTTCTGAACAAGCTGTAAATATCTGTTTGATACTCAGAATAATCTTGTATACGGATAGGCTCTCTTCTTCCTGAGCCTCTTGGCGTATCTTGACGCTTTCTTGTATATATGTTTTTTCCGCAAACAGAGCAAGAAGCATAATTCCAACTAGTAGTTACTATATTAAATCCTTTTTGATATGCTGCTTCTTGCAAGGTCTTTCTTCGAATAGACCCAGCTAAATAATAACAAAAAGAAGCCTTAGACCAGCCTCCGCTCTTCTTCTTGTTAAAGAACATTTTTATTTTATTTTTTAACTGTCTATGAAAAATATCTTCAAACGTATCTCTTAAGCGGGTATCGTAATTCTCAAAGAATTTTTTATCGACACCATATCCAAATTGATGAATATCTCCTTCTACATCTACAAATACAATAGATTTAGCCAAACCAAATAAGAGCTTAAATATTTGTGAGTTTTCATCTCTGACAACTCTTGATAATTCGTATGCTTTTCTCGCAACAGGATCTGAAGCAACAAACCCTTGTTTCATCAAGTCATAAACCAAAGCAGTTAAATAATCATCTCTTTTTTTAATGGCAGAAACAATGTCGTCCAAAGCATTAGCAAAGGCTCTTCTGTGCCTTTCGTATCCATCTATTTTTTCGTCAACTTGTTCGACGGCTATATTAAAAAGAGAACCTTTGCTTTTGGCAACAGCATCATCCAATGCTTGTAATCGACTCACAATCGTTTCTCTCACTATATTTAAATTATTTACAGCCAATACAAGCTGCGGAGGATTAGTGGAGTCATCTATCTCAAAACCTCTTGCTTTCTCTCCAAGCCTTTTAAAGACTTCATGAAAATTTAAAGCAGTAACTGTATCATCTTCTTCCTGGCTTTTTAGCAATCTTTCTGAATAAGTTAGCTCTGAATCTTCGCTTTCGAAAAATTCTTGAGATATGTTCATGTTGTTATATATGTTTTGATCTAAATTAAGTTTATCTAAAATCCTAAAAGTCTTTCTTTTTATAGGACCAGAGATAGGCTCTATCTCTAAACCTTTTTCTTGAGGCCCAGGCTTATCTGTCGGGCCTGACAAGGCAGCAGAAATACTTAAAAACTTATCTTCGACAAACTCTATAAATCCATATTCTTTAATAAAGAATTCTGCTTGAACGCTGAAAGGCTCAAGGCTTTGAAGGTTTAATCTAGACTCACCAATTAACTGCACCAGAGCTTGGTCTACGCCTGATAATCCATTAGCATCAAAAGATGCTTTCAACGAATCAGTCAAACTCTTAATGGGGGATTCGTCTAAAGGGCTTTCGGATTCTTCTGTTTGAAAGGCATCTTCGTCAAAATCATCGCCTTCTTCTTCAAATATGACTCCACCAAAAAGGTCTTCACCAAGTTCTTTTGGACCTTCGTCTTCATAGCCCTCGTCAACCTCTCCCTCTTCTTGATCTCCTGAGACCATTAGAGACGCCAACTCTATTACAGATTTTAGATTAGAATGCAAGTTTCCCAAAACAACAGAAAATTCATCTAAAGCTTCTTCTTTTATTCCTAAATCTTTTTTGATTTCATGAATTTTATTAACGTCCATAAATCTATTATCCCTTGATATCCCTGACTCTATTCATTCTATATTCTCTTTCCTTATCTTTTAAAGTAATAGGAGAAAAAATATCTTTATAATCATTTTTTATTTCTTTTATTAGTAACTCTATCCATTCATAAGCTTCTTTTATATGTTCAGATTCAGACCTAGTTGCAGAAATAAAAATCTTACTTGATTCAGAGCAAATAGAAATATTGCCTTTTTCTGATTTATTTATACTATCTAAAATGATTGGATCATCAAAATCAATCTCATCAACCAGGGAAGACTGGTCGAGTTCCAGCATAGACAAGACTTCTCTTAGAAGAAATTTATTATTTATATTTTCATTAAATGTCCATATTGGCTTTGTTGAAATTGTCTTAAAATATTTGCCATTAAGATTATAATTAAAAAAATCTTTTTCCATAATAGATCTTATTGAAATGCCACTATCTGTCCATAGGTCTAAATATAATAAAGTTATGGATTCATTTCCTGTTCGCTCCATCGGGGTAATAATTCCAAACCCTCTCTTCACAAACTTTTTATTTATAAAAGCTTTATTCTTTTTGAAAAATAATTTATCACTCTGCAATATTCGTTTAACAAAATAATTGCCAGGATATTTGTCCATCAAGTTTACCAGAGGATAAATTGTATGTACAAAGTTATTATGCCCCAACGTGCCATTGATCAATAAGGGAACTTCTTTTATTCCATTATTATAATGTTTATAAATATTATGATTAATATCTACAAATAAATTATCTAAAATTTTTCTTATATTTTCATAAGACTCAAAGGAAGAATCCTTAAAATCATATGTATCATTTATCTTCTTTATTTCGTGATAAATAAATCTAGATAAACAGTACGTAAGAATTTGAATTCTTGCTCGCTTCTTTGCAAGATGAACACCTTCGGCCTCTGTCAGGCTGTCTATGCCTATAGATAGATCTTTTTTATTATTACTTTTTAGTTTTGACTTTATATATTCATCTTGCAATAAATTAATTTTTTTTATTTTAACATCTAAAAGATATTTATATAAATCTTCATAATATTTTATTTTTTTCTTTAAGATTAAAATTTGTTGANTAGAAACTGCAATNGTTTTAAAAACACTATTTTTTGCAAATCTTTTTTCGAATTGCCCTCNATCTGTTTTGAACANAGAAATNGCATCNCTAAGTCCNTNTANGTCTTTAAANTCAATTTTTTCAAAAGGATATTCTAAAAAATCTTTTTCAATAGAAATAAGCCTGTATGTATAATTTTTGTTTGGTCTTTTTTCTAAAACAGAAATTTTATATCTAGAAATATCTTTTTCATTTTTTATATATTTTATAAAATTATCATTCATTTTTATTTAAGATAATCAGATAATAAATCATTTATTATTTTATACCTATTAAGCTTCTTTAGTCTCATGCTTGCAGCCCAACCTGTAAGGCCAACTTCTTTTGCTGCATCTTTTATAGAGTGCCCTTCTAGACACACCATTTTTAATATTATATAAGTTTTTTCATCAATTATTTTTGATAGCTTTTCNATTGTAAGCTCTAAATCAATTCTNTCAAGNGCTGANCCTCCNTTNNNATANAGATTATCAGCATTAGANAGNCCATTNTCAAACTCAGCATACTCNTCTCCGCTNNTTGGATCNGTCTTAGGCATTGCGCTAAAAACAAGTTCCTCTCTTGACTTTCTATAATTTGGCTTATATTCTTTCTCACATTGTTCACAACCATATCTTGTAATTAGAGAATTGTTTTCTGGGCATCTTTTTTTGGAAAACGATATAAGTCCACCACATTCACACATTTCAGACTCTGCTTTTTCATAAAGACTATAGGCATCATTTGAAAGCTTGTTAACGCTTTTTATTTTGGAGACCAATTTATTTCTAAGATGAGTGTGCAAAAAGGTGCTAAGTTTAACTTTCTTTTCTGGATCATAAGCATTAACTCCTTCAATTATAATAAGAGCCAATTCTTGCTTTATGTCTTCAAAGTTATATCCTGGCATATATGTTTTGGAGGCCCACTTGCATAACAATGGGTCAATACGCTCAAGAACTCTAGCGTAACCTTCTTTTGTTTGAGTGTTTATATAAACATCTTCATCATACATTCTTACGACACCCTCAAAAACATCTTTCATATTTCCTCCTATTCTGCCCAAGCATCTTGACATATTGGTTTATAGTCACACCATTGACAAAGTATCGATGGCTTTTTAACCCAGGTTGTATCTATGTCAATAAAACCTGCTTTTTTTGTAATTAATTTTTTACAATTATCTAAATCATTTAATGTAAAAGTATAATCATATGATTTGCAGTTATGCTTAAGCATAACATATGATCCATGAATAACCTCTGCATCTTTATAAACTCTTCTTAAAGCTTCGGAATAAACAAGGAGTTGAAAATCTGATAAATACTTGGCACTCTTGCTAGTCTTGTAATCAACAACTCTATACTCTTTTGGGCCAACCTTATCGACTCTGTCTATAAAGCCCCTTACCAGAGTGTCTTTATTTATTTTAAAGTTGAATGGAAGCTCCACTCCAAGAACATTTGGCATGCCCTCTCTTCTAACCTTATCTAAGTAGACTTGCATAATATCTCTTAAACAAAGCAAACCTGGCATCTCCCCATTCGGAGTCCACACAGGCTCTTCTAAAATCTTTATGTCGAATTTTTTAACAGCATTCTTAAAACACTCTTTCATCAATATTGAATATTGATTTTCTGGAATATTTTTGGAAATTAGTTCTTTATGAAAAAGCTCTAAAACCATATGGGCGCATGACCCGAATTCTGTAAAGCCCCACGTATTCTTTTGAACATCGGGCTTTTCTATATATCTATAATGATATTTCTTAGGACACTTTTCATAGGTATCCATTGATGATACTGATAACTTTAACAAAACAAACTCCTTAAACGGATATTAAAATAACTGACTCAAAGCCCTATCTTGTATCCATCTAAAAACAAATGGATGGACCATAGTAGGGCCAATGCTTAGTGTTTCTTTGTCTATTTTCTGAACAGACTTTATCCATCTAGACTCTAGGTTTTCCCAATAATAAGAAATATACAGACCATTAACTGGGTTGTAAAAACTTCTTACATAGTTCCCCGTAACGATAGGCTCTTTCTCTCCAAGCCTTTCGTTATAAAATTTGCTAACTGGATCAAAAGTATTATAAGGCCGATTAACTATTTTGACAACCTGATTTTCGAAAGCCTCATCGGTAGAGCCGTCTATTATAATAAACTTTGCAGAAGGATCAAATTCTACATTATCGTTTGGTGTTGATTGAATCGTCTCCGCATCTTGGGCTGGACTCTCAGCAAAATTAACAAACGAAGCAGATGTCTTTTTAGGGTCTAACATAACCCCTCCAGAGTCTGTTCTTGAGGCTTTTATTTCTAAGTCAGAAAGCTCAACGGCTGTCTCTTGTGCGTCATCACCTTCTGAGTCAANGGATAAACTATCTACAATATCTGCTCCATAAGGAATAACCACAATGCCTTCATCCCCAAGGTGCCTTGGTCTATCTAGACTTGTTGAGTCTGTATTATATTCTGTCTCAAGAACTGATGATGCATCATCGGAAGATATGGCTATAGCCTTAACGGATATTGAAGATCCGCTTGTCGGCAAATAAACATTTCCAACTGCAATCAAAGAGTCTTCATCAGGAGTTGTTCCATCCAATGTGTAATAAACCGTAGCTGGCTTGCTCACAGAGAATGTCAAATATTTTGGAAACCCTGATATATATTCTTCAGAACTCTCTTCCAATGTTAAAACTATCATGATTACCTCGTAGCCTAATTAAAAAAATTAGCATACTATCTAGTGATAAACTCAAGTTCGCTCTCTCCATTTACCTTGGTAATGTTTATTACATTATCAAACTTTTCTTTTAAAGATTCATCATGTGTAATGACTAATATTTTATATTTATCTTCTAATGACTTAATTACATTTATAAATAATGTNTCTACACCAAACCTATCTAATGGAGAATTTACCTCATCCATAAGAAGAAACTCTAAAGATGATCCTCCATATCTGCTTGATATATCACTAAGAGCTATTCTTAGCGCCAGAGAAATTCTAAACTTTTCCCCTCCACTTAAGGACTTAAAGTTTTGCAGATGACCATCTTTTCTTACTTTCAAATCTAAAGTCTCAATAATAGATGAGCCATCTGCTCCCAACCTTTGAGTTTCTAATACAATAATTGCTGGCTCATTACAAATTGACGCCAAAATATTGTTAGCAGACTTTTCAAGATCCTCGATAACAGCGTCTAAAAGAATTGCCTGTATCCCACCTTTCCCGAATATTTTAGATAGCTTGTCGAACAAAGAGGCCTTCTCTAGTTTTTTGGATATTTGTTTCTTATCAGCCTTCATCTTAGACTCTTGGCCCTCAAGCAAAGACACCCTCTCTGTCAATCTTCCTATCCTTTTATCTTCTTCTGATATCTTTTTAACAACTTTATCTTTTTCTTCATTTAAAGATTTTAATTTTTTTCTTAAACTTTGAAAGTCTTCATTTTTAATAGACTCTAAAATTTCTAAATTAGTTTTCAAACTAAACTCAACCTCCTGTAAGGAGGTTTCTAATTCGAGCAAGACATTTTCCGAAGTTTTTAAACTAGTTAAAATTAAATCTAATTTATAATTTAATGATTCTACATTCAAATTAATATCTTTTAATTCATTATTGTCTTTTCTTATAGAAATCCATTTGTCAACTTCTTTTTCTAAAATTAAAACTTCTTTATTAGAATCTTTTATTTGATCTTTATATTGACCAATTTTATTATTATGCTCTTTCTTTAATCGCTTAAACAAACTATCGTCAATCTCTTGATTACAAACATAACATTCATCAGAAGTTATATTTATATCATTAAGCGAACTAATAAGTTCTTCGGATGAGGACTTCTTAGTTTTATAATGAGAAAGCTGAGACCTAAGATCTTCTATCTTTCCTTCGGGAATATCTATTATAGACCTTCCCTTTATCTTTTTTATTAAAGCCTTTAATTTTTTATTTATATCTTTTTGATCTATATTATATTTAACTACAACATCCTTGCTAGATTTTATCTTTCCTTCGTAAAGCTCTTTGTCTTGCTTTAAAGACTTAATCTGTTCAATAACTCTATCATATGTATCTGTATCTAAGGATTTCTTTATAACTGTATACTTTCTGCTTAACGAATCAATCTCAGAAAATAAACTCTTTTTTCTCAAGATAAGAGAATCTGATTGAATCTTTGCTTCTTTTATTTCTATTTTTGAAACTTGAAGCTTTTCAAGCACAGCATCATACTCTTCAACAGACTTCTTTAAAACTTTGCAATCCATATTTATATCTCTAGACTTCTTTCTAGAGGCCTTTTCGTAATCATCCCAACGTGATATGTCTACTATAGATTTAAGAATGTCCTTCTTTTTAGAAGGCTCGGACTCTGCAAATTCAGAGATATCATTTTGTCTGAAATAAACTGAATTTATAAAAGTTTTGCTGTCTAACTTTATTGTTGATTCTATCTTTTCGTTTGTATCTCCCGAAGTAGAGCAAGATATATCTTGCCACTCACCTGCTTTGTCCAGGATAAAGAATTCAACAACAGATGTCGAGTTCATTCTGCATCTGGTTCTATTGACCATATAGCTTGAATCGCCATGCTTAAACTCTAAAGTGACAGAACAAGATGTTTCTCCCCATCTTATTATATCATCCATCATTGCGGCTCTTGACTTATTAAACAAGCACCACAAAACCCCTTCAAAGATTGCGCTCTTACCGGATCCATTTGACTTTCTGTAATCGCCTTCTGTATTTCCAATGAGAAGGGCAGAGCTAAATTTTGAAAAATCTATTTCACTATCTTTGTGAGAAAAGAAGTTTTTCATTTTAAGATTAGAAGGTATCATACTTCTCCCATTATTATTTTAGCCTCTTTTAAGAGGGACTTTTTATAGTCACTATCTATGTCTTGAGAGTTAACAAACGCCTTAAACATAGAGAAATCATCTTTTTTATTTAATATAGAATTATCTCTAACAATTCTTTTTGTTATGGCCTCTATAGATATTCTCGAAACATGAAAGGCTCCAAGGCTGTAAAGGCTAGACTCAATAGATGCCTTGTCTATTGCCGGCAAGACCTTTTCATCTATTAGAATCTTGAATCTAACAATTCTATCTTTCAAATCATATTCTTCCAAAGCATCTTCTAAGACTTTGCCTACATCTGCGAAACCAACGCCTGATAAATCAATTGACTCATCTAATAAATCTCTTATAGGAAATTTGCAAAATTTTGCTTTCTTCTTTGAAATGTCATAATCTACAAAATATTTCTCAACATTTGTATCACCAAAATTTGATCGCTCCATAGAACCCGTATATACACATACTGGTGCGTGTTTCCGCAAGACCCTAAACTGATGCAGATGCCCCATCATAGTTATGTCACAACCCTCAAAGGCCGATGGGCTTGCCATAATTTCGGTTCCACCATAATCTGTATAGCTTCCTTCGTAAAAAAAGTTATGACCAACCGCCAGGATTGGGGCTCCATCTGTGGAGGCTGCAATCATTTCTTTAACATGCAAATCATAGTTCTTAGATTGTTCAACCACGCTTGTTCCTTCATACATCTTCCTATCTCTATAAGGGAGAAGCAGAAGGTTGACCTTCTCATTCTTTGCATTACAAACTTGCACAACCTCTGGTTCAAGCAACATTCTTACATTAGGATATTCTGTTGCAGAAAGAGAAACTATAGAGCTTGTAAAACTAGATCCGCTCTTTTTGTAATCATGATTTCCCATAATAACAAAAGTTGCAATATTCGCATTAGATAATCGCTTTAACGCCTTATCTACAATGCTCATATGTTCAACGCTTGGATCTCTATATTCAAAGATATCACCTGTTTGAACAAAAATATCAGCCTTTGTCTTTATGGTATAGTCAATTACATGATTAAGAGTCTTCTCATAATCATCAACCCTTGTATTTCCGCCTTTACCATTAGCTCTGCCAAGGCCAAAGACGGCACCAATATGTGTATCTCCACAAACAATTATTCTCATTTGTTTGAATACCTCCTATTTATAGCATCTTTTATTTTTCGCAATAATGCTTTTGTGCGATGTACATCGTACCTATCAACTTCTTTTATATATCCATCTGTCTTCTTCATAAGCCTTTCTATCCAAGCAGCATCATCAGGATGTTGTTTTTGAGCATCCCTAAAACAATTAGATATTTGCAAAAGCTGTGAAAAATTCATAGCCTTTCTTTCCTTGGAAGCTTTCCCAATTTTCGTTGGATCAACAAACTCTGATAAATCATATATCGCTGTAGAAAAGTCTACAGCTTTACATAATATGTAAAAGTCAATAGCATTGTTAGACGCTCCGCATCCAAAGCAATAAAAATTATTATTTACATCATCAATATATAAAGACCCTGTTCTTTCAGAGCCATTCTTGTGTTCTGCAGATGGGCATTTACACCTGTGTGTAAAGTTCCCACTGTTTATCTGCTCCAATGATATTGAAAACTTAGAAGCTAAACTGGTTATTGTTACAGTTTTTATTATTTCTTCTTTTGAATATCTAATCAAGATAGTAACCTGTCCCAAAAGGATTTCTTTTTAACTGCTGGTTTAATTTGACTTAACTCTCTTTGAACATCCTTTGCGAATGGTGCTCTAAAAAGTTTTGGTTTTGATAATGTTCCGTCCAAATACAATCCCGTTCCAACGTCTGTTATTTTCTCTGCGCCGCCGCGATCCAATATAACTCTGCTGTCAACAGCTGACGCCACCTTTAAAGCTATACGGCCTGAAAAATTTGATTTAATCAAACCAGATATTACTCTACAAGAAGGCCTTTGTGTTGCCAAGATTATTGATACCCCCGCTGCTCTGCCTTTCTGCGCAACAAGACATAATGTTTTTTGAACATCTTTATCTTGCAAGACTATATCTGCCCATTCATCTACGATGATTACAATCGGTTGCATTCTGCTTCTTGAGCTTATACGCTTATTATATTCTATAACGCTTCTGCATCCAGCTTTATGAAGAATGGAAAATCTAGACTCCATAATAAGCCTAACTTCTTCTATAACAAGTCCTGCATCTTCTGCTGAATTAACAATAGACTTAACCGAAGAGAAGTCAGAATATACTCCAAACTCTACCATCTTTGGATCAATAAGATATAACAATGCATCAGACCCTATTAAGGATAGAACAAAGCTATGCAGCAAAACGCTTTTTCCAGATCCAGTAGTTCCTCCTACTAACAAGTTTGGCAAATCATTCAAATCAATAGATAGAAGCTCTCCCAAAGAATCTATCCCTAATGCAATTGGTGCATAATGATTCTTCGCAAAAGAGTTATAAACCTGTCCGAACAAAGGCGGCTCTATCTCTTCTCTTTGAATCTCTATTCTATAGATTCCATCCTTCATAATCGGATGACCATTAGGATGAGAGTAAGACGACATAGCCATGCCTATATCTACCAAAACTCTATCCAGTCTTGACGACCTGACTCCATTGGCTAATTTTACATCATAAATATCAAAAAATCTTTTTTTATTTAGCTTAACAGAGTTGGCTTTGATTCCGAAAGATTTGAGCAGTCTAAAAAGTTTTTCTTCCTTGTTTGGCTCAAATATCTCTATTACTTCGCTCGTTTTCATTCATGCTCCTTATTTCAGATAATATATCTTGCAGGGCCTCGCGGTATCCTACCAATCCAGTATAGACACCGTTGGCGTCTGGAGCAACAGAAAATTTCTTGGATTCATCTTCCAGGTATCTTATCTTCTTTTTAACTTCCGATATCTGATCCAAAATAAGATTTATAACCTTATTTTTAAAAGTCATTTTACCTTCTGATTTTTCTTAAGTCTATTTATCTCTAGCTTCAAATCTCTTAGTTCTACTTCTAATTTTGTATTATCATCTCTTAGTTTCAAACAAGACCTTAGGGCCAATACTATTAATCCGAAGATTCCTTCTCCAGGGTTTATTCCGTCTAATTCGTCTGCAGAAACAAGAAGTCTATTAAGAGTAGATATAACATTATTGTGATAAGCTGGAGTTTGATTGTCTGGATGAGTCTTGTCTGATAACAGCTTTTTGAAATCATTAAAAGCATTTTCTATGTTATCTTTGTTTTGTTTTTTAGAATCCATATACTTATTATTTTTCGGTAACTTTAAATCACTCATCACAATCCTCTTTTGAAGTCAACATAACATACAGGCCGCACATTTTATGCATCCTTATAAATGCTTGTACTTTGTGTAATCCGTCTTCATCTATAATACTAAATTGTCTATACAAAAAATTGACAATATTGACGCACTTGTTGTAGTCATAGCAGGGTGCGTCAAATAAACCACATGCATTTTCTAGAAAATTAAAAACCTTTTCTTTATCTTCTGAATTTATATTTGATAAATCCACTATTGGATTTGCAACAGAATCGCAATATATAAAACTATCGGAATCTTTAAATCCATTACAACCTAATAAAAGATAAGTATTCAACATAATCCTCGATTATAATCTCTATGTCAATATAAGTATTGGGTTATATACGCCGCCCATCGGTTCGCTATGAGACTTGCAATACGCCCAAACCTGATATGCAACCGGAGCATCTTGTGGGTCCAAAGGAGGCTCGAACAATAAATAGCCATCATTTCCAGGAGTTCCTATCGAAGTGCAGAAATATTCTGAGGGACTATCTGCGTTTCTAGTAAACAACAACTTGTGCCCTCCCTCTGCAAGAGATGCATGAGTCTGATCGAATAGGTATGGAACTCCGCCGTGCATTACTGGGGCTTGTTCTTGATTGCCGTTGAATACAAACTTATCATTTGGAACCTCAACTAGAATGGGGCTTCCTACTACTGCAAACTTCTTTTCAACTGGGGCGCTCCATGCGCCATCGTTATCAGAAACTCTTACCCTCCAATACTCATATCCTGGCCCATCTTGAGCTTGTCTTATAACAGCTGATGTAGCCTGGGTCTGTTCCCAAATGGCATTGCCTCCAAAAGCATCTAGTCTAGTGAATTCATAGTTAGCAATTGAACCATCAGTATCGGAGCTATCAGAAGCATCTACACAATACTGTTGACCCGCTGGAATATACACCTTCTCTACAACCCCTTCTTGGTCGGCAAACTTGAACGAAGCAGTCGGGGCTTCATTCGATGCCACTGCAACTGATATATCCGCTGTAACCTTATTGCTTGCAAGATCATGCTCATCTGTAACTATTAATCCGATTGTATAAGCTCCTTCTACATCTGGAGTGAATGTCGCAGAAGTATCTGTTCCAAGGCTTTCTGTAGGAACCGCGCTGCCAACGGCCACAGAGTCCAATGTCCAAGCATATGTAAGATCATCCCCGTTTGGATCGCTGCTGTTTGCTCCAGAAGCACTGACTGCAGATCCGGCTTCTGGGCTTGCTGTTATGCCATCTATTACTGCAGTAGGCTGCTGATTAGCTGCCGTAACAACTATGCCTGCTGTAACCTTATCACTTGCAAGTCCATGTTCATCCGTAACTATTAATCCAACAGTATATGTTCCCGCTTTATCTGGAGTAAATGTCGCAGTCGATTCTGTTCCAAGGCTTTCTGTAGGAACACTGCTGCCAACGGCCACAGAGTCCATTGTCCAAGCATATGTAAGATCATCCCCGTTTGGATCGCTGCTGGTCACGCCAGAAACAGTGATTTCAGAACCTGTCTCAGGGCCGTCTGGCAAGCCGCTTATTGCTGCAGCAGGTTGCTGATTAGCTGCTGCAGCAACTAAAGTTGCCGAAGCTTGAGTGCTAGCATATCCATGCTCATCCGTAACTGTAAGATAGATAGTATATGCTCCCTCCGCATCTGGAGTGAATGTTTGAATTGATGCATCGCTTGCTGGATTTAAAGCATTATCATTAGTTAAGCTGCTTCCATCTGGAATTGTGCCGAAGGTCCAAGCATATGTGATTGAATCACCATCTGGATCACTGCTGCCGGAGCCATCTGCCGTCACAAGAACTCCAACCTCTCCTACGTTTCCTGCAAAAGATGCTACTATTGAAGCAGCAGGCTGCTGATTTGCAGCAGAAAGAGTAAGGTCGTGTTCAGCCCATGCGGTCTCTCCATCATCATCTGTTACAGTCAGCCTAAGAGTATAATCTCCTACCGTACCTGCAGTGAACACGGCTTCTTTTATTGCGGCATCTACAAAGCTTGCGGTATCTCCAGGTTGAGTCGTCACAGTCCAAGCATAAGTTTCAATTGTCCCATCTGCATCACCTGCTGTAGCATCCATAGTAATGCTTTCGCCTGTTTCGAGGGTTCCTGATGTTCCTTCAATAGATACGGTAGGTGCCAGATTTGCAGCAGCAACGTCTATGCTTGCCGAAGCTGGAGTGCTAGCATATCCATGCTCATCCGTAACTGTAAGACTTATAGTGTATGCTCCTGCTACATCTGGAGTCCACGTTTGAGATGATGCATCACCTGCTGGATCTAAATCATCATCAGTAGTGATACTGCTTCCGCCTGGAACTTCGCTAAATGTCCAAACATATGTGAGTGAACCACCATCTGGATCGTTGGTACCAGTATCAACTGCCGTTATAAGATCTCCAACCTCTCCGTTGCCTGCAATTGATATTACTACTGCAGCAATGGGTTGCTGGTTGGCCGCAACAACATTAAACGTCTTAGATATTTCTGCGCTATCAATACTTCCATCATTAACCTTAAGTTTAACAACAACAGCTTGACCTGTAAGATCTGCAGTAGCGATTGTAAATGTGTCAACATCTCCTTCATCATCCTGCACTTCGCCACCTATAGACCAAGTCCATATCTTCTGCAGAACATCTCCATCAACATCGGCTGATCCAGAGCCATCAACTGTGACTGTTTCAGAGACAGTAACATCATCACCATCATTAACTGCAACGCCTCCATCCTGTATGCTCAATTGAATATCTGGAACTCCAGCATTGTTAGACGCCTGCTCTTGCCCTGACTGAGCTGCACCTCCACAACAAGCGATAACAAACCACTCATTTGGTTCTCCAAGGCCTCCTTTTAAGCATGTAAGATGATAAGAAGCACCATATTCTATAGTCAAATCATCCGTATCTCCATCTATTTGAGTTCCTGGAGCAGTTTGGTCTGGCTTCAAAGCAATTGAAACTTCTTCGTTTGAACCATCCTTGGACATATTTTTTATCCAAAAATTGTTACCATCATCCCATTCAGTTGGATTTCCCGGAGCGGTTGGAAGAAGAACCTTTCCAGGCCCACCGGCCTGAGGCCCATTCTGCCCATGAATAACCAGCAACTTACCATGATCTGCTTTTTCTATAAGAATGTCTGGCGTACCATTCTGCCAATTTGTTTTCTTTGGCTGAACATTATTTGTTATTGTATCATCATAATAAACATCTCCAGTGGCATCTTCCCACACCATAACATAGCCAGTTTTTTTGGTTAAATCATTAAGACGAAGAGGGGGATCTCCAGTTTCCCTGGCGTGTGCAACATGAAGCCTTCTTTGCGGCTCAGTCCCCGCATAAGTCGCAGAGGGGTCCATAATTCCCGTCCACCCTTCTTCGTTTACCATTATTACTTTGCGAGGTCCAGCGCCTGCGCTATCATTGACATATAATTTTACCTGACCTTTATCATCTAGGCCCGAACCTTTATGTGATACTTCTAGCTTCGCCAGAGTTCCAGAAGCTCCAGTGGAGTCATGCCCCTCAAAAGATATCTCGGTTTTTCTTTCATCGTCATAATCTGTATTGTTTTGATTAGACAATGTTACAGCAGGATGATTACCTCCGGTTCCGTCATCTTTGTTATATAAAAATCCATCATTTCCATTAAACGATCCAGAGTCATTAAACTGAACGTTGGTATCAGCACCGCCTGGAGAGCCTCCTGGTGATCCAGTCAACCACCCTTGTCCAGCAGAGTATAAGATCGTGTCCCCTGTACCGACACTGGCTGTATCTACATCATTTAAGTCATTGAGAGCTAGGTCGATGACAGGCTCTAGCAAGTCTACAACGCTTCCATTGGAATCTTTAAAGTATGGATGGCCCGCATTAGTAGCAGGGCTTGTCCCATTTGATATAAAATAAGCGCCAGCGCCAGCTTCGCCCGTTGGAATGTTTGCCGGATCTTCTGGAGTTAGAACCAATCCAGTTGGATCTATTAAGCCTGTGACTGTTAGCTTTCCATTTATATAAGCATCTCCCTCTACATAAAGAAGCTCAGTGCCCGTAGGGGTTGTTGCCCCTATTCCAACAAAGCCGTCGCCATCAATCGTAAGGCTCGGCCATGCCGAAGAGTCTTCTCCGTCTGGTTGAGTATAAAAGTATAAAGTAGAACCACTGTCTGTGTCTGTAGTGTCCCAATCACCATGTGCTACCGCACTAATAAAAGCTGCATTATAATCATATGTAGCTCCATCATCCGTAGAGCCTCCAAACGCAATCTTACCAATTGTGGTTCCGTCAGAAAATAAGGCAGGACTTTCAACTTTTCTTGTAAATTGTAAAGTTACTTTGTTATCACCCTCTATATGCAGCAGGGTCGCCGGAACCGCCTCACCATCATAAGGAGCATCTGTTCCTATTCCAACTCTTATATTTTCATAATCATAAACAAAATTAGCATCGCCGCCAAACTCGCCATCTTTATTGTATTGAATGTGAGTATCTTCGCCACCGATTGTCATAGACAGATCTAAGTAATAACACCTCTCTCCGCCTGACTCTGTGTACTCAGGTATTGTGAGTTGTTCTGTATGCTCTGAGGGTTTATTATATATACTCTCTGAATAACATTGTATGTTATCTACCTGAACGGCTGGAGTTGTTCCGTCATATCCTCCAAGATTCTTGTGAGCTAACTGCCCTCTTACGTGTTCACCGTTCGTTAAATAGACCTTAGATGCGTGACCATCTGTGTGCGCACCATCATGCACATGCCCATAGACAACAGGATCATATTCATCTGCCGTTGTGTTATAACCATACTCTCCACCATATAAGGCGTTCATAACTTCGGCTGTAACAACCGTTACAGCGGATGTATATCTAGTCAGTTTTGTATCACTATCTGTCGCCATTACTTAAACCTCATCATGGTGGTCCCGCTGAGTGCATCGCTAAGTGAAGAGCATTTTCTACGACTTCAACTCTGGCAACAATGCACTCTCCGACCCAATTTGCTGGATCATTGTTTATAACAACAGCAAATAAACCAGGAAGCTCTCCTGAGTTTGCGACAATCCATCCGTCAAGATCTCCCCAACTTCCATCATTTGCAGGAGCTGTAATGCTATGTGTAAAAAATATTTCAAAATCAGTTCCAGCGGTTGGAGTATTAGGGTTAGATATTGTAGCTACAGAAGAATTAAAACTTACTGCCATAGGGATTTCATTACTAGAATAAGCAAACCTTCCATCTGGGTAAGTAATTATGCCTCCAGACATCTTAAATGCAATACAGTGAGGAATGCTTCCAGCCCCACCGTTAACCTCTGAAAACCTTAAAATGCAATCAAGAGAATAAGAGTAAGAGCTGTTGGGCCTCGGAACAAGCTTTTCCCCTCGAAAGCCGAAGTGACCCAACGTTGCGCCATCCAAATAAGCCCCAAACTTTTGAGGAGAAGCGGGTGGAAATACTGCATTTATATCTGGATAGTCCCAGTGTCCAGAGAATGTAAGAACGAATGTTTGAGATGAGCCCGTAGGGTATTCTGCCGGAAGTAAATCCAAAGCCCAAATCCCAGGCCCTCCTCCTATATCATAGTCCTCTAAAACAGCATCGCCGGTAATCGCAAAAGCATGAGATGCCTGGGAAGTTTGGCCTCTTAAATATGAAAATGAAGATAAACCAAAAGCGGTTGAATAATGACCAGAGGTTGTATCCATCCCTCCTTTTATTAAATTGCCTTCCCCTCCTAAGACGGATGAGTGTTCAACAGCGGAAATGCTGTTATCACTTCCACAAAGAACGGCAGAAGCTTTTGACGCCTGCAAAATAAGATTGGTCTTACCAGAGCCTATAAAGCTATGATCAGAACCGTCTGAAACCTGATTACCTTGTCCGCACACTATTGAGGAGTAATCAACCTCATTCATTATGCAGAATTCTCCCGCACCAATGAAGTTAACGCCAAATCCATCTCCGGTTATCTCATTTGCACTTCCACAAACTATAGCTGTATATGGACTTACTGCAAGAATCTTATTAAGCTTTCCTCCTCCTACGAAACCCCCTGGGCTTCCGCTTCCTCCTGATCCGACAAAGTTTTCTTCGCCACCGCCAATGAAGGACGCCCATGAGTCTACTATTGAATTTAATTTTCCTGATGCAATTCCGCTATTGGTAGCAGCGTTTATAGAAGATCGTTCTCCCGCTCCAATAAATGACAAACCTGATGTGCCATCAATTACATTTCCAATCCCTCCAACAATAGTTGATGTTGTGCTGTCAGCAATACGGTTAGCATCGCCACCGCCAGGACCTCCTCCTCCTCCAATAAAGGAGTAGCCAGAGGTTGTAATGCTATTATCTTTTCCGCCACAAATTGCAGAATAGCTAGAGCTTTGATATATATTTATACCTTCTCCACCAAGTATTGACGAAGAAGGGGATTCCACCTTATTGGTTGAGCCTCCTCCGACAACGGCATGATCAGAGGTCATTTCAATAGAGTTAGATTCGCCTCCTCCAACAACAGAGTAAGGAGAAGTGGCTTCCACCTTATTGGTTGAGCCTCCTCCAATAAAAGAGTATTCTGAACTCTCTATAATCTTGTTTGATCCGCCTCCTGTTATCGTAGAGGCTGTGCATGGAAATGAAACACCTGTGTTTTGTTCTCCAATCTCATTCGCTGCGCCACCGCCGACAAACGACCAACCAGAGCCATCATAAACTTTATTAAGATTTCCACCCCCAATAACAGAGTATTCGCATGAAGCTGTAATCGCCGGAGCAACAACTGTTGTTCCAATTTCGTTTCCAAGTCCACCGCTGATCGTAGAGGCTTGCGATCCGTCTAACACTTTATTGGCTGAGCCACCAGATACAGTTGAGTAATCAGATCCTTCTTTTGCTTCATTGCTTAGACCGCCTGAGATTACCGAGTATTGATCGCCTACAGTATTGGTACTTCCCCCGCCAATTGCAGTATAGTCAGCAGAGGCTTGATTGCTAGCCCCGCCAGATACAGTTGACCAGCCTCCAGAAGCTGTAATTTGACTGCCTCCAGATGCGGTTGAGTAATCTCCAGAAGCTGTAACTTGATTGCCTCCAGATACCACGGCAGCCTCTCCGCTTGCAGTGTTTTCAAAGCCGCCGCCAACAGTGGCCTTTATTGTATCGGCTGTATTATCATATCCACCGCCAACTGTTGTGTTTGCAGCCGAGGCTTCATTACTCTGCCCGCCGGAGACAACAGCGTTTAAAGACGAAGCCTCATTTCCTCTACCTCCAGAAACAGTCGAGGAGCTTCCAGACGCAGTTGTGTTTACTCCAAACGCAGTAGAGTAGTCCCCCCTGTTAGCCTCATCCCATTGATCCGAGTCAACAGAGCCTGCTCTAAAGGCGGCTTTGTCTCTATCATAGAGAAGCCTATTGTCTCCAGAGGTTCCAAATGCTAAGTCGTCTAATGAATTAGATCCAAATACAAAGTCATACCCGCTGTCTTCAAAGGATAGGCCATCATCGTCTTCTCTCTGTCTTATTAATTTTGTTTCCAAACCAGGAGCAAGGCCACGCTCTAAGGAGGGGTCTTCAATCTCGTGGAATGTAAAGTCTGAACGAATAATTCTTAGATCGAGGTAATAATATATATCTCCATCTACATCTTCATACTCTGGAATTACCTCATCTTGATAAACAGAGTCATAAACATTATTCTTCATTACTGCATCATCACCCAGGTTGGCATGAACCAGTACGCCTCTTACATGAAAGGGGTCTGACAAGCTTACTCTTGACGCGTGTCCGTCTACGTGTTCTCCGTCATGTACGTGTCCGTGCGCGAGTGGATGATAGGAGTCCAAAGACGATACTTCGCTCGTTCCATACAGTCCCCCAAAAAGAGAATTAGCTAAGTCTGCAGTAACTACGGTAACTGCAGATTCAAATTTTGTAAGCTTGCCATCGCTGTCTGTCGCCATTATAATCCTTTATTTTAAATTTTTAAAATGCTTTTTAATCTTATCACTTACTTTAAACTTAACAGATTTATAAGGCTTTAACGCCATCTCCTCTTGTGTCTTTGGGTTTCTGACAGGGCGAGAGGCATGGGTGTATAGATAATACTTTCCAAACCCAACTATAGATACCTCGCCATCTTCTTCTAACGATTCAATTATTGTATCAATTAATTCGTCTATAACCTGTAGAGCTTCTTTTTGAGACAAGAGTGTTTTCGCCGCGACCTTTTTTGCCAAATCTTTTTTATTTACCATATTCATAACCCTTCAACACAAACGTGTGCGTGCATATAACGATACAATCTCGAATATTAATAGCTCATATAATATCATCGTCATCAAATTGTCCAATGTATTTCTTAGACTTTTCGTAATCATCATCTAACTCTTCTTTTCTATCAAAATAGTGCCTATACACTCTAGCGATATCTCCTTCGTCTATCCTGTCCACAGCTATGCCGTAGTTCTCATACATCTTATCAACTTTGTTTTTTATCTTTTCCACTTCTGCTTCTATCAATGTTCTTTTAGACGACACAGCTCCTCCACTACAAACTACTAAACACCATCAGCTTTTTTAACTATATGTCTGCATACGTTAATCATCTCTTTCTTTGACATTTTTAACTTCAATGCGTTCACACAGTAAGCGCACCATACAATATTCCCCTTTACATATCCTAAGTCTGGAATAACGCAGTCTAAAGACATTTTAAACGGATCATGTGTACGGTCCTTATTCTTTTTTACAATATTTAATTTCATATCAGAATAGAAACATCTTCCATCCTGTTTTTCAAACAGTTCTAATATATATTCTTTTGTTAATTCAAAAGGTATATTCTTTTTCCTTGCTCTGTTTCGAGCATTCTGAATAGCTCTTCCAAACATAATGCTTGGATAGTCTAAACATTTTTGTCTCCAACTGGTAACAGTCATAAATTTACTCCAAGGGTTTATTAAACACATTAATCATAATCTTCTCACCATTCTTTGCGCCAGCTGCTTTTGCAACTGTTCTTAAGGCACTAGCAATTCTTCCTTGCTTTCCAATGACCTTTCCAACATCATCTTTTCCAACCTTTATTTCAAAAAGTCTTCCTTCTTTTTCTGTTTCAGCCTCTTGAACACTTACTGACTCTACATCATCAACAATACTTGTAACCATTGTGTTTAATAGTAATTCAATACTTGTACTCATTTTACCTCTCCCTTATATCAATAGATATCATTTCTTCTTCTTCTTTCTTTGGAACCAAAACTTCAAGCAATCCATTTTCCATAGAAGCTTGAACCTTTGTCAAATCAAAAGAAGGATTTATAAAATATTTTGTTTTAAAGTTTCTTCTTGCGATACCTCTAACAATCATCCCCTGTTGAACCCCAATCTTCGGAACCTTTAATGGATAATCATCTTCCTCGTCACCTGCCGCAACTTGATCATTAGAGCCTTCTAACTTGCTTCCGATTCCACTTATAAATAACTCATTATTTTTAACATCAACAGTAACGTCTTTGGGCGAATACCCGGCCAATGCAAAGGCCATATGAAAACCAGTCTCATCACACCACTGGTCGCACCTTGGAAACTTTCCAGCAGAAGTTATTTTTTTATGAGAAGAAACATCTCTAAAAAATTCATCATCAGCCCACAATAAATCTACTACCCTACCCGGTATAGATATTCTATTCAACGTGTCCTTCATTATCTTCTTCTCCATTTTCTAACATTGTGTCAAAATATACACCTATTGCAAAAATAGATTCTACAATATTTGAGATACTCCAGCTAAACAAACTAGATACAGCAGCTCCCCATATGGGGTTTACTCCTGTTAGCAAGGCTGCAACAAGCCCAACCCAAAAGCCCGAGCACATAGTGCAATTAATTAATTTACCTAAGAAAGTTGACTTTGAAGTTACAAAGTCTCTAACAGGTTCCAAGACGGAGCTTGATACAAGGATTATTGTAAGTCCTGCACAACCAAATGTAAAAAGAAACAAATCAACTATACTCATAGTATTACTCCAGCTAAGTTATATATACTTAAAAATCATATTAATATCAATTAATTTTTGGATATAACCCCTTGCAAATTTCTGTGAAGTTTTTGCCCGAAGGGGTTTAATTTAGTCGCAGCAAATATTAGCACAGAGACTGCTTCTATAAGCACCGACAGTTATCGGCCATAACTCATAGGCTATACCCAGGCAAGCTTCCGCAACCTTTTGCGTTTCCCACTGTGCTCCTTCGTGAATTCTTAAGTCTATAAACTTCAAAAGATTACTCAGGTTTACAGTTCCATAATATTCTGTATACATATTTTGAGGAAGAACCCCTCGGGCCTGCTCTCTACACACGCCAGCTTCAACTAGTCTTTCGTATAAAGTCAAACTTATCTTATTATGTTCTTTGATAGCATCAGAAGATACCATCGCAGCATAATGTTGTCTCGGATAAGAAATCAATGGGTTGGCTTTATCTGTATTGCTTGCTTGCCTATTTGACTTATGCTGTGTCCTAAAAGATTCAGGTTCATAAAACTTAATATCTACATCGGTATATCTTCTGGATATTTCATTATATGACCAAGTTCTATGACGATGATGTTGACTTCGCACAAACAATGGTACGCAAAAACGAAAGGTAACAACATTATGCTCTAATGTTGAAGTATGTTTATTTTGAATCAAATACTTTATTAGTCGCTTATCTTTATCGTCTAAATCTTCTTTGGTCTTTCCAAAGCTGACTCTAGCACTATTTACCACAGTGAGGTCCGAACCCATGTACTCCACAAGCTCTACCGCCCCAATACCATCGTCATATAGCTCAACCCTGTTGGGCTTCATCGCTCCCCCTACACACAGTTAACAGCTGTCTATCTTCATCAAAGATTAAATTCGCTACATCAATAATATCCTGCCTTGTTACAGATTCAATATTATTCATGTACTCGTCTATTGCTGGTATGTCAAACAGCCTTCTCTTTGTCTCCCAATAGGCAATACTATAACTGTCCTCTATTGCTGCATAAAAAGATGATCTTATTTTATTTTTAGCGCGTTGGACTTCTTCTTCTGTCGGCATACTTGTTTTAATCATTTTCAGCTCTTTGTCAACAGTTTCTAATGTTTCCTCTATATTCTCTTCTCTTGTAGAGAATTCTATCATACTTAACCCGCCATGTTGCCAATCGCTATAGTTGGCAGATATACCATATACTAAACCAAGCTTTTCTCGAACCTCTGTAAACAGCCTACAATCCATTCCTCTTCCTAAGATAGTTATGAGCAACTGTATTGCTCCATCCCACTTTGAGGCCATGTTTACGGCTGGCATACCCATCCATAAGTAAGTATGTTCAAGGTCTCCTTTCGTAAGCTCTAAATATCTAGAGTCTAAATAGTTTGAATCTTTAAACTTATATGATTTCTTAATCTTTCCATTTTGCTTTCCAAAATACTTATTAAGAAGCTCTTTAACATCTTTCTTTTTTAAGACACTACAAACAGATACTATTGCATCTTTTCTTTGACAAAATTGAGAATGAAACCTTCTAACTTCATCGTTAGTAAAGTTAGAGATAGTTTCTTGCGTTCCAAGCACTGGTTCTGCCAAATAATTATCAAAGAATTCTTCAGAAAAATTTCTCCATATATACATTGTAGGATCATCTTTTGAAGAGGCTTCTTCTTCTTTTACAACTTCTTTTTCTTTTAAAAATTCATCCTCTGGAAACACAGGATTAAAAACCATATCTGAAAGAATATCCATACACGGTTCTAAATTTTCATAAGGAACAGTTATATAATATGCAACAGATTCATGCGATGTAAAAGCATTTGAATGACCCCCAAGAAAGGCTATCTCTCTTTGTATTTGAACGCTGTCTCTTGTGGCGGTTCCTTTGAACAAAGAATGCTCAAGCATATGGGCAATACCAGGGTTATATCCGCCTATCGCCTCAACCCTTGCGCCTGCATTGAAAGCAACTATTATAGTCGCTATTCTGCTGTGTGTTTTGGATATTACATGAATCACTGATTAACCCCTAAAGATAAAAAAAGGGTAGAGGCACAAAGCCTCTACCCTTTATACTACCGATTTTTTTGTTCGATAACTACCTTCTTTCCATAAGGAAACTCTACATCCTTATCTTGGTCACAGACGGCCCACAAAACTCGCGTCTTTGGCCTCGATGGAAAAGGAGCATATCCATCAGTAAACACTACCAATCCATCATATTTCAACTCGTCTGCTAACTCAATCACAGGAGTAAAACATGTTCCTCCACGACCCACTATATCAATTTTACTTGCCTTCTTGCTAAAAGGTTTTGGGTCATCATAGATTTGAGTATCAAACTGAACAAAGTCAACCTTTACATGGTCAATCATTCCATTTAATTCGGTAGCAAAATATTCCAACTGCGTGTCAGATACAGAGCCAGAAGTGTCAAAGGCTACCAATAACTTACTTGTATAGTTCCTCTTGGTGCCTGGAGAGGTAATTCCATATCGTCTATTAGGACGCATACGAGTAGACTTTCGACCCATAAGAATTAACTTATTGATAAACCATCTAACCTCCTTCTTCCAGTTAACAATAGGCTTATTGGCTGCAATAATCTGTGCCGCAAGATTGCCGCTTATATTGCCCCAACCCTTCTTTTCCTGCTCTTTGATTGCCTTCTCTGCAATATTCCTAATCTTTTCTTCTACAATATCATCGTCAAACTCATCCCACATAGAGTGGTCATCAACAGTATCTCCCTTGCCGTCAACAAGGGTATCAAAGTCTCCACCAGACTCTTTCTTTAGCTTTTCATAATACCATTCAGATGATTGATTATCTTCTAGGTCAAACAGCCTTGGATACAAAGCTCCCTCGGGAAGTCCCTCAATATGACAATTAATGGCACAATCAGCAGCTATGTTGTAGCCGCGAGGATTATATGCAAAATGCTTTGCCCTAGTAAGGTGATGAAGCAAAATATGAAGTGCCTCATGCTTTAAAACGCTTCGCAACTCTGTAGAGGACAGCTTTGAAATAAAGTCTGGATTGTAATATAATGCAAGGTCAACACGACGAATAACCCCGACAGCAAGTGTCGGCACCTTGCTTGTTTCCTTTTTATTTAGATGAAGAAATACCTCTCCATATAACGGCTGAAAAGTTACCAGCTTTGAAATTGCTGACTCCAACCTGTTTTTTACTTGTGTATTAGCCATGTATTAACCTCCTAAAAAATAAGACACCTGTTGTCCCTGTGCCTAACCCGTGGGGATGAATATTGAGATTAAGAAGAGAGATAAATCTTCTTCAAATGCTCGCGGAAATCTTCATCATTCTGCCATTCCATAACAATCTTCTTGCTCTTTTGTCCACCCAATAGGGCAACCCAAGCCTGCGATGCAACATCGCATGGAAGCATCATAAAGAATTCTCTCAAATTCTTTCTCTGCTTTTCCTTCGTCTTGGTCAAAGAACGCTCATTAACCTCTGCCACAACTGAACGGGAAAGAGCGGCAACTACTTCAATGTCATTACAAGCAGCTTCAACCTTATCCTTTACCTTCTCAAAGTCATCAAGAATATCAGAAGGACGCAAGTGTGAGAATTCGTTGGTAAGAAACTTCTGAAACATTACAGCAATCTCTCGACCAACCCAGCCCTTTGTAACCTGTGTTAACATACCATCATCAGTGCGAGAATCAAGCCCCATGCCAATAAGAGTATCGCTAAAGGCAACCCAACTTCTGCGGGAAGGATAAATCCTTCCAGCTTCAAGGTTTCCTACCGGCGGGTCTAACAGGTTTTGATTGCGGTTGATAAATTCAACAACTGCTTCGTGTACTTCTGTCTCCCTTGCCCATTCCATCCACTCATTAGCAGAGGGGTCAAAGTCGATATGAAACCACCTATCATGTAGGGCCGGGTCTAGCTCAACAACATCATAATCATCATCGGAGTTAACCGCAGATACAACGCGCCAGCCAGGAGGCAACTCTTCTCCATCCAAACGACGGTCCAAGCAGATCTCAAAGACTGCTTGAAGAACATCTTTTGATGCTCGATTCAATTCGTCAAAGAACAAGATTCCTTGACTATCCATATCTCTCGGCCACCACTCTTGCTTGAGGAAACGAGTAATCTGTTCCTTTGCATCCAATAGCGGCATACCTTTAATGTCACCAACTTCACATTGAGACAGACGAACATCCCAAAAGCCACAAGGCTTTCCGCTTTCTTCTGCAATCTCTTCTGTGACCTGACGCACAACTGACGACTTACCTACACCGTGCTTCGCATGAAGCATGATAGACTTGTCGTTTGGCATTGACTTCAAAATCTCTTTAGTTTGATCAATATTCACTGTTTATCTCCTTTCAGCAAGAATCAATAAATATGGAGAAACCTCCACAGGTTTTAGTAGTTGATGTAAAAACAGATTTAAAAAAAGGTTATTCATCATTAACTTGTGCTTCAAGAGCCTCGTCTGGTAGGTCTGCAATAGCAGACTTTATTCCTGACAAACGCTCTCTAAAATCTTTTAGAGAGCCAACCAATTCTGTTAATGATGCTGGATCACTCCCGACTGCACTCAGCTGTTCTGAATTCAATTGCGAAGGCATAAGGGCTGACAAAGTATCCTTGATAGAATTCAATCCATCCTTCCCGAACAATCCGCTTTCATCAGAAAGAATACTATCTGCAAACCCGGTTGCATCTTCAAATCTTTCTTCTATATTAGAAAGCCTACCCTCAATTAAAGATAGTTTTTCTAAAACTTCATTCTCAAATGAACTTTCTGACATTTTTACTCCTATTGTTTGGTCCCAAAGGCATGAGACTCTTCTAATGCAGAAGAAGTAAGTCTTATAAAGACAGAGTTTCTTCTTAGTTCTTCTATGTTTTTTGCATTAGCATAAGTCATAGCAGACCTAAGCCCTCCGCAAAACTCTTCCAATATATAATACGCTTTTCCTTTTAAAGAAACATATGTAGAAACACCCTCGGCACAAGTGCCGGGTCTTAATCCGCCCTTTCTATCGTCTTGAACTTCTTTAGACGCCATACCTCTATAAACTTTCATTCTCTTTTCATTTATAACAACAATCTCGCCTGGAGACTCCAGTGTTCCCGCAAATATCCTTCCCGCTATTACTGCATCAGCACCAGCCACAAGACTCTTTACAAGGTCTGCCGGATACTTAACTCCACCATCTGCAATGATAGATACATTTTTAAAATTAGAATTTGATTCTTTTGCCTTACGACAGTCTATAACGGATGTTAAAGTCGGAACCCCAAAGCCTGTCATAATCCTTGTCTTGCAAATAGAGCCGCCGCCTATTCCAACTCTAATGGCATCAGCACCAGCTTCTGCAAGAAAAGCAAACCCTTCTCCAGTGGCTACGTTTCCAACTAAAAGAGGAATATCTGAATGAGTTTCGTTTTTAACCCAATCTATCATTTCTCTCATTATAGAAGAGTGACCATTCGCTATATCTATAGCAATCCAATCTATATCTTTTTTAAACTCAGAATAGATAGTACGAAGTCTTTGCTTTTCCTTTTTTCCTACACCAATAGCTACAGCTATTGGTGCGTAATTATTTTCCTCATTCATATTATTGTAATCAACTAAATAAGAAACTTCTTTGGCCTGTTCCGTGGGAGGCATGAATCTATGAACTATGCCCATCGCACCACGGCTTCCAAGAGATATAGCCATTTCGTGACCAGTAACGGTATCCATAGGAGAAGATATTATTGGAATATTCAAAGTAAACGGACCTAATTTAGATGCCAAACTAGGATCAAGTCTAGACTTGATTGTTGAATACCTTGGAACCAACATTACGTCATCAAAGGATGGAGGCTCTCCTGATTCATTTAAAGACAAAGGTGACCACATTTTCATTTTGTTGCCTCATAATATCTTTGAAATGACATAGAAAAGTTCTCTGCTCCTGCTGGCCAATGAGTAGCAACACATAATCTATTCCACCAATAGTGACCCATTTCGTGAACAAAGATAATGTTTAACATATGCCCCTCAAAATTTGATACAAGAATAGCTGATTCATTTTGCACCCTCGTCGTTGGATCAAAAAGACCATAAATCCCGGTAGTCTTTTGAGGATTCTTTGTCCAAAACTCAGCAAATCTAACTTCATCCAATAATATATTTGTATTCACAGCAAATATATTTAAATTATATTCTATATGTCTACAATCTCTAGTGGGAATCTCTTGCTCTTCTAAATAACGTTTTAATATTGGCCAAGAACTTGTAATTAGACTGCTTAAATAATCTGGATTAAATTCTGTATATAGATCAGAATAAATCCGCCCACCACCAGTTTGGTATGAAAAAGAAACATCTATGCTTCTATCACTAAGCTCTATAATAGATGCTCTGGCCTCTATGGTTGGAACATCAGATATAATCCTCGGCTTATAAGGTTCGGCTATTGCAAGTCCAGGCAATATGCAACATACTAATGCAAATTTAAGAATCCCTATTCTTTTGTGTTCTTTCATTATAAAACCCCTTAGTTCGACCCAACACCTCAATCTTTAGGCATGGATTCATTTTTAGCATTTCTACATGCTCTAAGGGAACTTTGTTGTGAACGTAAACAGCTTTAGTCTCAGTATTTGTCACTCTTATCTTTAACATAATATTGTTATCATTTGCCATTTTAAATTCCTATTCTCAGTCAGAATCAATCATTCTTTGCAACCTATTTGCAAGGTAATAATGCTTCGATGCAGAGGGCATCAACCAAGGTAAATTATCCTTAGAGAGACAGTCTAACAGGTTGGATACCACCTCTCTGTCAGTGCAGTCTACGAATAGAATAATCTTCCTTTCGGTTTCGTCAACCTTTTTTTGATAATACGCTGCCGTTTCCAAAGAATCCTGCGTATTTTTTCTCTCAAGCCTTTCTATCTGATACTTTTGATCTGCAATCTGCCTAGAGAGCCTGTCTGTCGTTAATCTCTTAACGTTTTTAGGACTTGACTTTGCAATCTTCTTCAAAAGAGAATCAGAGACTGATTCATTGCCAAAGGCATGATCTAAGATATTAAGCTTAATCTGCACAGAACCCTTCTGTCTTTTTACCTTACTCCACAAGTAATCATAAAAAGCAGAATCCATAGAAGAGTTTAAGCCTGCATTGCGCCAACGCTCATACAAATTTTTCTTTTCAGAGTCTAAAGCGAATTCGCACAACTTTGTTAAATAATCGAACGAAGGGTCAACAATCGGCAACAATCTAATTTTAAGATCATTATCCTCTATCTCTTCATTATCTTCAATGGCATCAAAGATATGCTTTGCCGCATTAACAGAAAACTCTTTTGTAAGAGACTCTATCCTAGTAGAGCTAGATGATATATTGCAAATCACAGTAAGCAACTCGCCCCTAGTGTCAGGATAGTTGTCCCATATAAATCCAAAAGTATCATTGTTAATGATCTTTTCTGCATCAGAATTCCTCCAATAGCAGCCTAAATCACTTACAGCATGGGGTAGTGCATACCTTAAAACTGTACTAATAAAGTCGTGCCCTAAATCAAAATCACTATTAAAAGTTACTTTTTCAAAAATCTTTTCAGACATATCTACTCCTATCGTCCAGAGGAAATTCTTTGTTCAAACAAGTTGGAAACCCACCTATCTTTAACATTTCTGTTTGCAAGAAGCATAGGCAAATAATCAAGAGGTATCTTCTTAATAAGAAGAGAAAACGGTGATCTAGCAATCTCTCTTGTTAAAGAGATTAGCTTTTTATAATCATAAGGCGCTCTAGCGATTCCTTCATATCTAATGTCTGCAATACTATCACTAAGCATTTCATCTAAGCACTCAACAGGGCCGAGTCTATTAAAGTAAACCTTTCTTACTTTAGAACTCTTGTGCCCCTTTAAAGACCTTAGAGTCTTAATGCTGCAGTATTGAGCGGCGATAATCTGACTGTTGCCGCTTCCGTTTTCAGCAACATAGTCTATAGAGGAAACATTCTTATAGATACCATTATTAATCAGAATACACTTAACCTGATCAACCTCGGATTTCCTTAGCAGTTTGTCGCTAATTTCTATATGAAGAGGCAACGTATATTCTAAGATTTTTTCTGCTGCCCACTTGCCACGATTCCATCGTGAAGTAGACTCAAACTCAAAAGCTTCTTGAAAAATACTTTGCTCCAAACAAATTCTTTCAAGATCTTTTTGCTTTATAGTTTTACTTAGACTCTCTAAAGCTGCATCAAAGGTTTGCCAATCACTCTCGTTTATTACGCTTCTGATGTTATCAATTAGACTCTTTAGGCTTGGACTCATTCTCTTTTGGCTCATTAGTTTCTCCAGTAGTTAATTCAGACAAATCAGTTATTCTAAAGCCAGATGCGTTCTTATGACCGCCGCCTCCAAATACAGCAGCAACCTTGGAAACATCTTCTCCATCTTCTTTCGACCGTAATGAAAAATTATATACTTCTCCATTAAAATAATACGCTGCCGCAAATGGCTGGCCTTCCGCTAAAGCAGAAGCCATTTCAGATTGAAAAAATGGCGCATTAACAATTGGTATCTCTTTTCCTAAGATATTTGTAATATAATGATTTTTAATAAGAGTTTTAATCAAGTTTCTTTTATATTGCAAAATACCTTCTCCCATAGTTTTTACACGCTTCCATCTAATAGATTCTGCTGCGTCTAAATAACCATGAAGCATATCCCAATTTTCAAAAGTTTTCTCAAAAGAATCTACGGCAGATAAAATCTCTTCTGCATGTGACAACTCCCACTTCCATAAATCTCTATCTTCAACATACTTAATTAGAAGTGGAACATTATCATCTGGAAACAAATGATTCCAGGCCAAATAAGCTCCAGAATGATTCATATCAAAATGACAAAATGGCAAGTCTCCACAACTCTCTTCTGCTGACTTATGATGATCTAATACGATTAGGCTTTTTGCCTCTTGTTCCATTTCGAGCATTATAGTCCGATCATATGAAAAGTCAACAATAAAAACATTTCGATCTTTAACGTCGGGTCTTTCGTGCCCATGAGTCACCGGAAAGTACTCAGCATTTAATCCAAACTTTCTCCAGAAAGACCATGCTGCACCAAAACCATCAGGGCAGTTAGCATGGTATAAAACCATTATTTTTTCTGACATTATTAAATTTCCTTTGGCGAATGAGAGAATCTAATAAATTCTATTAGAGGCGACCTTTCTCGCACACTTCTCTCAATATAGGCAGTCATTTCATCTAAACTTAAGAATCTAACTAACTTACCACCATAACTTAATCTAAACTGTCCTAACTTTTTCATAACGTCACACTTGCTTACAACAAGATGCGTGGTTCCAGTAATATTAACAGCTTTAATTAGCATATCTAAGTTTAACCAATTTACTTTTCTTCTTCTGCCTGTGGTTACTCCAAACTCTTCACCTAAATCTGCAAGAACTTTTAAAACAGGATCATCAAAAAGTCTAAAAGGAAACCTTGGATCTTCTCCGCTCCTTGTGTCATAAATCTTTGCAGCCCCCCAAACACTTTCAATCTTTTGCGCCGGAAAGCCAATACTGCAAGCGCCATAAGGCAAAGTTACACTAGATGTAACATACGGATAAAGGCCGTGGTCTATATCTAACCAAACACCTTGAGCGCCTTCACATAGAAGATTGCCTTCTAAAGTTTCGTCCCAAATATATTCACTTTCTAATACATCAACAGCAAGAGAACCAACTCTAGCTGCCTTATCAGCATAGCAAGGGGCTATGCCTCTGCTTGTTGTTCCCAGCTTCTTTGCTAAATGCTTTCTATCAAATGCTATATGCTTTTCAGTTACAATGTGACAATTTGGAGCAACCTTAATAAGAGAGGTATCAAATCCATTATTAGCAAGATAATCTAACTCTTTATAAAAAGACTCTGGATGCAAAACGCAACCGGGACCAACCAAAGATTGGACTCCATAAAAAACACCGGATGGAACAAGATGGGTTTTATACTTTTTTTCATTTACATAAACTGTATGTCCAGCGTTGTTTCCGCCGCCCCATCTTGCAACCATATCATAAAGCGGCAACCCATCTTCTCCGATGGTTGAAGCTAGCTGGCTAGTGATCTTTCCTTTTGCTTCATCACCCCAAGCTAACCCAACCACTACGTCGGCCTTATTGATCATTGTTCCCCTCTTCAAATTCTGATAAAATATTTATAACCTTTTTAATTTTACTGGGGCGGCGCAGAAAAGTAATACCTTCTTTATGAGCAGAGACAGTTGCTGTAAATGTAATGGTATCACCTACGTTGAAGCTATGAGCCTTAGATGTTTTGAAGTACCACTTCCAACCTCTTTCATCAACACAGATAATGGCTGGCATAGGATACTGTGATTCCATATTTGCTTTAGCAATCTTACAAACAGCAAGAGGACCGAAGTCTGCCCTTGTCTTTTCTTCAATGTCTGGCTCATCCAATAGGGTTCCTTTAACGATTGAGTCAACCCAACTGTTAATAGAGCCAATCCACTTATCGGTCAGCCTATGTGGTCGTTCCAAAATAACTTCAATGCTTGATTCAAGAAAACCATTGTTTGGACTTTCTTGCCTCTTTACAGCAAGCAGAGGGATTGCCATAGGGTTTAATTGCTCAAGCTTTTCCTGACCAGCCTTAGCTAAATCTATAGACTTAACAGCCTTCTTTGTTTTAGACTGCTTTCGTCTATTTTTCTTCCTTTTGCCGTCATCAAAGATATTTATCATAAGAAAACCCCATACTTATCCAGTATGAGGTATTCGATGGAAGAACTGATTTAATTATTTTTTAATAGATTAAAAACCCTTCTTTCTAAGATTTTGCAACCTTCTGCTTCTTAGCCTCCGTCCAGCAGCGGCTAAAACATGGTCATGTGCAGCGGCTGGCGCTGGTGGTGGATCATATTTGTCAAACGAAGTATCTTGCCTAGCTTCCTGCATATCCTCTCGCCTATTCTCCCTGTACCAATCGGCATTAAAGATCCCGCCTCTAGTAGCGCCCTTCTGATTTACAAGAACTTTCTTAAGAGCCTTCTGATAGGGTTCCGTTCCACCTTCTTGTTTTACAAGCTTTAGAACACTCTTTCTTTCTGCATCAGTTAAGTATCCAGGCCCGCCGCCTGATGGAAGAGGCCATGTATCTCTGGAGCTTATAAGGACCAGTGTATACTTTTGTTCACCGGGCTTATCTGGTGTAAACCTTTTTCCATCAGCATCCGTAAAGGATCTAAAGAAAGTTTCTCCATCTCTCTTTCTAACATATAAACCTTCATTGTCCAAAACCCAATAATCAGCTTCAACTATAGTTTCTTGACCTGGAGTAACTCCGCCACCATGCCCTCGTCTTGCGCCTGGACTTCCCCTTCTTCCTCCTCCAAGGGTTGTCTGAAAGAAAGGATCTCCCTTTGCATCTTCAACGTAAGCTTTCTCTACATACTCTCTAAAGTTATCTACCATCGTCTTTGGCGTACAAGAGCCGGGAGGCCTGCCGCATCTTTTTACCAATGCATCTCTTGCTTTAAGATCTCTTCTATCAGACTTCAGATATGCAATAAGATCTTCATCTGAAAGTGCTGTTGCATCTATTGGTGTTGCTGCACCCGGCGAAGCTGCCGCTCCTGCTGGAGCATTTGCTTGACCCTTTGGAGATGTCTTGTACTCCTCTCCCAAAGCAGACCAAGCGCTTCTTACATAGCTATTTCTCCATGACGAAGATGTGGCTCCTGACGGATCAAGCCTTCCCTGAGAGCCAGTAGCCGTTTTGCCCGCTGCCGTTCTATCAGCTACAATCTTAGCATTCGCCTTACTAAGTCTTGCAGGATCTGCGTTAACCCATGCTCTAAAATCATTTCCAGATCCTTGATCTGTTATATAATCATCAGTAAGAGTTGCCATTGATGCTGCGGCTGCTCTTGAAGAACTGGGAGAACTGGGAGATCTGGGAGTAGAGGGTGAAGCGCCTCCTGCTTCTTTCTTCTTTAAGTCTGCAAGTAATGTCAAGTTATCGTCAGCCAGTCCCACTATTCTAGTCGTCCAGCTTACTCCGGTCTCAGATGATGCAGAACCCTTTCCTTCTTTAAAGGCATCAACAAAAGCATTTGATAAATCACCAGCTGAATAAGAATCAACACTTAGAGCCTTCCACTTTTCTTCTAAAGCAGAATATATAGCCGAAACTTGAGGAGCTAGAAGCCCACAAGGGACAGGGGGAGAAGCCGAAGTGCATGCCGTGACGCCTCCAGCCGCAGTATCTTCCAGTTTGGCTTTTGTCTTTGACAATTTACGAACGATATAAGTATCAAACAGTGCTTTTGCGCCATGTGTATCTGCGGCGTCTGCTCCGGCGGGTGTTCCGCTTCCTGACAGGCTTAAAGGCGCGCTAGTGATTACAGCAGATGCCGCCGTTACAGCAGCTTCCCAATCTGCTCTTTCGGGAGTTAAAGCCCCTGGAGCAAATCCTGATGCCAACTTTATTATTGTTTTAGCCTGCTTTTTATACCCCGACTTGCTTAAGGCTTTTGCAAGTTTGGTTAACTCTCTCTGCTCCGTATTCATAATTGCTCCTACCTTTGGTATTCTTTTTCTTTTTAGTTTGCCGGTTTCCAAGAAACTAAAGAAGTCATTTGCTTCAGTTTTATATGAAATATTAATAGGTTTATTTTTTTTTGTCCTTGAAACATTATAAGGATGTTTATCCTCATCAGTGTCTATGACAGAAGGACCTCCGAAACCGGTTGTGTGAGATACTTCAAAATCTTGCTGTTCATAACTAGACCTTGGTCTATAACCTTGAGCGCCGGGAGGACTGCCGCCGGGAATATCCGTTAATCCCAAGGCTTTCTTCTGGATCTTTTTAAGTTTCTTTTTTCTTGTCAAGGTTTTGCCCGGTGCCACTTCGTCGTCGGCATAATTATAATCCTCTGGAAAGGTGCTAACATAAGGTTGGTCAGAGGTTCTTATTACGTCTGGTGTTCTTTCTTTCAAAACAGGGCCAGATTCATAATAGCTAATAAAATCTAGGAGAGAAAGTTCTCCGTCCTCTCCTTTCATCTTATCTCCTGACTGACGAAACGTCTCCATCGCTAAACAAGTCAGAAATACTGCTTGCTGTTTTCTTAATGTTGTTATACCTAGCGCCTTCACGAGTCATGTTTACTGCCTCTTCAGCCTCTTCTAATGCTCGTTCATTTTCCCTATTCTGACGACGCTGTTGACGACGCTGTTGTCCTGGGCGCAAAGTAGCAGCTTCATTACCCGGAGAAGCTTCGGCTGTTTCTGCGGTTCCCGCTCCAGATACCTGACTAATAAGATCTTGTCCAGCAGCAAAGTCTTCAACCCCAGGAACGTCTACCTGTGGAGGTCTAGATGGTGGTGTAGTAGCGGGTGTTGCGCCCTCTGCTCCAGGCAAAGGCTTGTTATTAGCTTGTGCAAATTCCTGAATTGTTGGCCACCAATTATCGTCTGCTCTTATGGCCGCTCTTTGTGGCTCAGCATGCCTCATGTATGTATCATAATAATGTTTTGGAACAGCCTTGTCTATCCCCTCTCCGCTAAGGCCTCCTTGTCCGACATAACCCTCGCCTTTATAGTCTTGAATAAAATCCCACATTCCTTGCACATTAGGAGTGTAGCCATACTCTTTTGCCTTCCCCTGCCAATCTGTTCCTATATCTGGTCTGCCTATGTTTGTCGTCCAGTTTTCCCAAGCAGACTGCAAATCATTGCCCCATTTGTCAGATTCCACATTTAAATTATGCTCAATGCCTTTGCTGTCTAAATGTACTGCAAGAATACTTCTTAAAGCCTTAACAATGCCTGCCGTTCGAGCTTCTTTTAGTATATTATCAACTCGATCTGCTAGATCTTTGCGCTCAATTCTATCTAAATCATTGGCTAACTTAACTAATTCTTGAGCTTGTTTGCTGTTCATCTTATCTCCTGACGAAAGGGCTAACCCCAATGCTGAATTCTCTTCCTAATAAATCAGATACTTTCTTCATATTATCAAACTTTTCACTTGATTCTGCAAAAAGATCATCATGCGCTTCATTGCCCTGAGCAGAACCTCCGCGTAAATCAGACTCTATTTGCGACAATAGGAGTTGATAGGCCTGCTGTTGTTGCGCAGGTTCTTGCCACTTAGATTCAACAAATGACTGTAAAGCCTCCTGTG